TAGTCTCAACATATTGTGCGGGTTTGAAGTCGATAAACGGACGCGACATTTTTTTTATCCTTTCATTTTCTTTCGATCAACAAAAGGACGTTTAGACTTTGGCGCGATTTTGGCGCAGTGATTTTATAAAACCCCGCAACGTTTTGTAAAACAGCGCGTTGCGGGGTTGTTGCGGAGAGAGCGAGACATTCCAACTCTCACAACACAAAGCTAAACGCCTGATAATCAATTATACATTTGTCAAAAAACGAGTTGTTTTTGGCGCAAATTTGGCCAGGCCAAAGAGGTAAAAATAAGCGTGCAACTACATAAAAGACAAAACGTTACACGCTACGAATTAAAACGTTTCAGTGACAGATTCAATGGGTCTGAATTTGATTTTGAGCCCTTCAACCTTATAGCCTACAGTCGAGAGATACAAGGTGTAGTCATCTGTGAGGTCGAAGACAAACAACGCACCGTCAGAATATCGTTCACCGTGAGCCATCACGTAACGGTCATACATCTTACAGAACTTGTCGAAATCCCTGTCTGCGAATTCAGCAAGAATCTGAGCGTATTCCAGGACAGAATACCATAAAGGTGTGCCAACTTCCTGACTGGCGAGATAATCGTTGAAAATTTCCTTAATGTCTTTCATAATACAATAATTTGGTGATTAAAAGTTCATTACAAATCGCACAATTTGTCGGTGAGCTTTTCAATAGCATGGGTTAGCGACTGGATAGATGCAATCAGACCACGAGTAATATCATCATCAAGTCCTTTGGAAACGGATGAAACTAAATCATCAGTCAATTTGTCGCCAACATGAGCAGGGCTGACAACAGAATTTTGATTTTTGATAGAAGATTTTCGCAATATATCACCGCGACCGGATATCAGAAATTCTGGATTAATATCTACGCATTTTGCATACAGGATGTCAATGTTATACATATTTCTGCTATGCCAAGATGATAAAGTCTGAGGCGAAATGCCTAAAAAACGGGCAAAATCAGCATCCGATTTGAATCCTAAAGAACATTTTATTTCATTGAGTATCTGACGTTTATCCATAAATATTAATTTTTATATTCAAGATGAGTACATCGTATTCATTTTATTTATATTTTTGCCGCATTATTTCAACAATATTACAACAGCAAATATATAAAAAAGAAACGGTATGAAACCCATAACGAAAAAACAAAAGAGAAACGAAAAAATTCTCGTGGAGTACGAGAAACTCATCGCAGAAGGGTGGCCAAAGATGGATGCATACAAACATATCGGGGAAAAGCACAACTTGAAAGAAGGCGGTGTCAGATCCGCCATACAAGCCGCGTACGTACTGCGTGCGAAACAAGTGACAACGGAACAAAACATGTAGCAATATGAGAAACAGAATCACAGACGACATGGCTGAAGCAGTCAAAGCCTGCATGAGGTCAAAGGTTGACAAAAGCACCATCAAGCAGGTGGTGCGCGGTTACTACAACGCGTCAAGCAACGATATAAAGGAAAGGAACAAGATGATTCTTCTTCATTACGAGAAATTATCCGCAATCGAAAGGAGACACAAGACGGATTGCGAGGAGGAAATAAAAGAGTATATCAAAAAAGTGAAGGATGGAAAGACATACCCAGAAGGATCCCCAAAGCCATAATCAAATCAGTAGGCCGACCAAAACCCTGCGAGGTACCCCTGCATGAAAGCCCGGCGGCGCGAAAGATCCATAACGATCAACGTCGTTTTTCAACGGCACCAAGCCGCCGGCAACCATACGGAAGCGTCAGGATCCCGCTGAAGTACTCCGCCGCCATCGGGGCAACGATGGGAGTTTTCGGAACACCTTGCGGCCTCGCGCCCTAATCTGGAGCAAGGAGGAAAGAAAAGTTTGGCCAAGAGGTAACCAACCCTCCGGAGTACTTTCTTTAAGAAATTTAAAAAAGTGAAATATATGACAAAAGAAAAACCGAGAGCGGAAAAGAAGAAGGAGGATTTGTGGGAGCCGCCCATCGACAACGAGACAGGAGGCGAAAGATGAAAAAGACTCACGCGAAAAGGGCGATCGACAAACTCTTCGAGCGGTGCCCGCTCGAAACAGAAAATATCGTGCAGATAACAATCACGCAGTTAACCATCACGGATCAGGATGAAGACGACACGGACACCTACATGGAAGTGGAATTCCTGACGGAAGGCACCAACTACATGTATGACAAACCGAAGTACGGCAGCGTGACATTCAACGTGACGAAATAATCAGGGTTCCGGAAATCCTAACTCAAGGAGGTGCGAGTATAAACAGCCTGAGTTCTTTTATTTAATGGTCCAGGTGTGGGTTGCAATCACAGCGCACCTGGAAACGCCGGACAGTTGCGGAGCGGATGGAGTGACAAGTTCAGTTGTATTGCCATAAAATAACAAGAAAACTTCATAACGGGTTCGATTCCCGGTCCGGCGACGGCGAATAAAAATCACAAAAATGAGAGAAACAATAGTTATAACATGGATGATCGGCTTTGTACTGGCCATGACGCTGACGTTTGTAAGCACAAAGCACAGCTCAGACGACTTAGGAGAGAGAATAGTCGGCTCGATTCTGATGGGAGCACTGTCATGGCTGTTTATCATAACCGTGATAGCGGTTTTCATATCAAGGAAGAAACATAAAAACGGCGAAAGATGATAAAGCTGCTCTACATAGACCTTTTCTGCGGCGCGGGAGGCACCACCACGGGTGTAGAATCCGCGCGGCTCGGCGGGAAGAAGGTGGCCAAGACGATTGCCTGCGTGAACCACGACGCCAACGCCATCGCATCCCACGCGGCCAACCATCCGGGGGTGAAACACTTCACCGAGGACATCAGAACCCTCGACATACGCCCGCTGAGAGACTTGGCAAAGAAAGCTATGAAGCGCCATCCCGGAGCCAAGCTGGTGCTGTGGGCCAGCCTCGAATGCACGAACTTCAGCCGCGCCAAAGGCGGCAAGCCGCGCGACCCGGACAGCCGCACCCTCGCCGAGCACCTCTTCAGGTACGTGGATGTTCTGGATCCAGACTATATCCAGATTGAAAACGTGGAGGAGTTCATGGCATGGGGACGGTTAGACGAGTACGGTCGCCCGGTGAGCAGGCTCCGGGGCTGCGACTACCTGAAATGGGTCGACAAGATGTGCTCCTTCGGCTACTCCTTTTCATGGCGCATCATCAACGCCGCCGACCACGGCGCATACACCAGCCGGAAGAGATTTTTCGGAACATTCGCAAAGCTCGGCCTCAAGCACAACTACCCGGAAGCCACCTACAGCAAGCAACCCGAAAAATCGGACAACCTATTCCACGACACGCTTCGCCCGTGGAAGGCCGTGATCGATGTCCTCGACATCGGGGACGAAGGAGAGAACATCTTCACACGGAAACGGCCGCTGGTGGAGAACACACTAAAGCGCATCTATGCCGGACTGGTGAAGTTCGCAGGAAACGGCATAGACAATTATACAATAAGATACAACCAGGTGAAGCCGGAAGAAACGGTGAAGTCGATCGAAAGCCCGTGCGGGGTAGTGACCACCGAGAACCGCTTCGGCCTGGTGAAATGCGTGTTCCTCTGCAAGAACTACAGCGGACACGACAGCAGCAAGAACATCAGCGCCCAAGGCCCGTCGGGGACGATAACCGCCCGCGACCACCACGCGCTCATCACCTACTACAAACACGGCCAAGCATGCGGATGCGACAAACCGGCACCGGCGATACTGGCAAAAGACCATTTAGCCAAGGTCACGTTCCTGGCCAACGAGTACTCCGGCGGAGGCCAGGTGAGCGACGTGAACGCCCCGTGTCCTGCAGTGCTCAGCGTGCCGAAACAGAAACTCGTAGAGTGCTTTATCTTAAACCCGCAGTACAGGAGCGCGGGCGGATCGGTGGAGGCCCCATGCTTCACACTCGTCGCCCGCATGGACAAAGTTCCGCCCTACCTGGTGACGACCGTCAAAGGCGACACGGGAATCGCCGTGTTCGAAGGCGACAGCCCCATGACGGTGAAGATAAAGGAGTTCATGGCCGCGCACGGAATCACGGAGGTGAAGATGCGGATGCTGAAGGTGAACGAGCTGAAAGCCATCATGGGGTTCCCGAAGGACTACGTGCTGATAGGCACGCAGTCTGAGCAGAAAAAGTACATCGGCAACGCCGTGGAGGTGAACATGAGCCGCCGGCTGTGCGAGGCACTGGCCGAAGTGAACTGAACATCAAATAAAAAAACAAACAAATGGAAAAAGAGAGCAAAGACGAAACCGTGAACACGGCGGGGAAAAAGCAACCACAACTCGACCTCGACCGGGTGGGCATCCACGAGGTGCAGAAGTACCTGAAAAAAATAGCGAAAGGAGGCCGCAAATGACAGGAGAAAAGAAATCGAAGAAAAACAATCATCAAATGAAACCAAACAATATGAAAGAAAAAATTAAAGCTATCAGAATGATTTGCGGAATGTTTACAAAGGGAGGAAAGAACACGGGCATCGTTTTATGCAAAGGAACAAAGGGAAGTTTAATACATATCCGAGGGAACGGTATAGACATCTCCAAGAACATAGCATTGTATATGAGAATAGATGAAAATATTCGTGATATCTTAGCTTCCAGTGTGCTGGCTCACATACTCGCAAGCCAATCCATTCCAGAAGTCCTGAACGAATCAGGGTTGGCCGATCTGAGAAAAATCTTGGAAAAGACTATTGCGGAAGGAGGGGCGAGATGAAACAGTTCGACATCGAGAAAGCGAAAAACGGGGCGGCCGTGTGCCTGCGCGACGGCACCCCGGTGAAGATCCTGGACTTCGACTACAACGGAAATATTCTGTACGAAATCGTACGACACGGAATAAAGAATCACTGGATTGCGAATAATGAAGGCGTATGTATCGATCCGTTCGATGACGCGTGGTATCCAAAATATAATTTATATATGGCCCCCGTGTACGGCTTTATGAACGTGTACAAGAACGAAGCAAACATGACATTGGTGGGCGGCGTGATCAGCGCCACGCTCGAAGAGTGCATCGGAGCCGGGAAGGACGCACCCATGGAGAACCTGAAGTGGTCCTGCCACGCAAGGGTGGAACTGCTTGAAGAGGAGGAATGGAGGAAGGAATGTGCAAAATAACGATATGGCGCGAAAGAAATCTCGTCGGATGGATCATACTAAAAGGAAAGAGAAAAAAGATATGGGAGGAACTTACAAGAAAAAAACAACTCGAAATCATCGAAAACTTGGAAAGAGTGCATTGGTTTCTCTGTGATCATATCAAAGAAGAGAATAAACAAAAATCAAATTGACAAAGAACAATACAAAGAAACGGAAGGAGGCAAGGAATGAAAAAAAGAATGTTCAACGACAAATTCCAGTTAACGTTCGCCGTGATTCAAGGATGGAAGACCATGACCAGCGACATACTCCCCGAACTCGGACCTGAAACGGAACTCGTCGGAACCATCGGGAAAGGCGATTTCGAGTTCCGGATCGGCGGCAGCTACGAAACGGTGATCATAAAGCCAAAATTCAAGGTCGGGGAAGTAGTGGCGGTGGCAGAAAGATATGAAACGTTATACGAAAGAGACGACTGGAACTACATAGACAACCCTGACCTTATCGACAGGTGGTGCAAAACGGCCGGATGGTATAACAAGATGTTCGTCCGCGCAGATCTGATGCCGCACCGAATCAGGATCGAGAATGTAAAATGCGAACGGCTGCGGCAAATTAGCGAATTGGATATCTTAAAGGAAGGAGTCCTCAGATTCGAAAAATGTTTTGACGATTATCCGAATGTCGTAGAAAGATACATTTACAGCATACCCGGAATAGACTACAGATATAATTCGGCGTTGGACCCTTTCCTCCGGATTGTAGAAGATATATTCGGCAAAGGAACATGGGAGAAGAATCCTTACAGAATAGCATACGAATTCACCTTAATCAAATAAATCATTATCATGAGCAAAGACAATAACAATAGTTCAGTTGAAATGGAAATAAAATTCAAGAGCGTAGTAAGAGGACCAGAAGTGACAAAGCTTCAACGCGACATAGCAAATATATTGATACAGGCCACTCCGGATAAAACAAAAATACCGGACGCACTGACGGCAGGATGTCTGTATGTCGCGAAAATCGTGGACGACTGCCTACCTGAGAGGGAATTTTTCAAAGAAGCATTTTATGCAATAAGCACATTGGCTGTAGGATTGATCAACGGACAATACAAAGAAACGGAAGGAGGCGGGGAATGAAAAGGCACGTGACGATCCCCATAACATCGGTAAGCGGGAAAAAGAACCTGGACAACAACCAGCGCGACCTGCTGGTCATCCTCGAAGACGCCGCCGTGCGCTTCCTGCGCGACGAGATCAGGTTCCTGCGCAACCTCAAGGAGGTGCAGTCCTCGGGGCTGGCGATGCTGAACCTGGCCGAAATCCTCGACTTCATCGACAGGCGCGTCCGGGAGATAAGGCGGGTGTGGCCGCACGACCGGGCGGAGCTGTACGAAGAGAAAATGCTGGTCGCCGTAGATAAATGCGACCAGCAGAGACATGCGCTCCACAAGGAGATAAGGAACGCGCTGCTGCAGAAGGTGGGATACCAGCACATCCAACGGGCGGAACACATCGCCGTGGCCGGAGGGCTCACCGACAGCGCGGCCCGCATCCACGAGTGGCTGACCGGCAAAGTACACAAGTACGACCCCGTGCACGAGAGACTGGGATGGATTGACGAGAGAATCGGCTGCTGGCTGCTTAACGAAGGCAGGCTCCCTGAAATGGACGATGCATCGAAAGCCTTCTCCACCCTGTTCGACAGGCTCTGCAGCGCAGTGCTGGAGACATTCACGCACACGGAAGAGAGCAGAGCTTAATGACGGAAAACGAAAGATCAATCAATATGGAAGAGGAAGAAAAAATACCGAACACGACCGCCGTCTTCATCACCGACCGGGAGGGAAAGACCTACAAGATAAACGCAAAAGCCGGAGCATTAGAATGGCCGGCAGGTGAAAAGGACGATGAGCAAGTAGAACCCAAAACATACACGGCGACACTCACAGTCAGGATGGGAAAGAGAACGAGAACGAGGCTGGTTTGGGCGCTGAACGGCTGCAAGAGCCGGAAGGAATACCGGAAGCTCAAAAAAACAAACAAAATGATGAGGAAACACGTGAGGGTTATATTTGCCACGGCAAACCCTCACAATCCAAGGAAAAAGAGGAGTCTTGCCTGGATTGAGAAGCTGAGAAAAAATCGAAGATTGCTGATTGTGAAAGAAGATACCGAATCAAAAGTAGAAAAAACCCAAAAAGAAAAAAACATGAAAGAACCAAAAGACATCTCCCGGATGGGAAAAGAGGAACTGAAAAAAGAATACGAAAAGATTGTATCGGAAATAGAAAACTCCCGGATCTATGACGGCCGGGGCAAGGGTATAGACATCTATCACTGCGACAAATGCCAAACAAGCATTTTCACCCGATATAAAGACAAAGGAGTCACACCTTACATCATCCCCTGTGAGCGATGCGGCTGGATGATGAGGCACGTGAAAACGGTTGAAGACAATGTAATAAAAAGACAAGAACTGGTGAGAAACTGGGTGAGACCCTCGTTCGATCAGATGATGAAAATGAACATCGCAACCATCGATCATGTCCTGAAGGGAGGACTGGTGCTTGAAGATGAAGTGGAATAACAAAAAAGAAAGGATCGAAAAAAAAATGAAGTGCAAAAACTGCGGGACGGAAATGAAACCGTCGAAAGAAATAAGATTCGAATGTCCGGAATGCGGACATTTTGGCTGGCAGCCTGCGAAAACAAAAGAACAGAAGCGGGATGAGCTGGCAGAGTACGTGTTCAAGGAATTGATGAGGAGAGAAATCATTCCAGACTCTAAGCAAATCGCGGAAATGTCGGTGAGATATGCAGAAGACTTTCTCGACAGAGTGGACAAAACGCGGGAAGAAAAGCGAGAGAAGGAAACCGGAGAGGGAATACAACGGCAAAGCACAACAGAGAGTACAATCGACTGGCCGGAGAAACGGGAGAAAGACGGCCGACCCGTCACCGAGCGCATCCGCAACATGAACGACGTGCTGGCAGAACTCGGACCCGACCACCCGCTGGTGGCGCAGTACCGACACTACATGGAGACAACAGAACCAGGACAGCGCGACGACTACCTGGCCACCTTCATGCAACTGCGCATGGTGACGGAAGCCATAAACGAAGGATGGCACCCGGAGTACAACGATGACGAAAAATACTACGTCATCCTCATATACTCGTACAAAACACTGGAGGACGCGGAACAATGCAAAGATGAAGATGAAATCGTGATGGAAATCCCCGAAGCTGTGCGGTGCGTCCTGTCCGGCGGTAGTGCGTACTACGGCGCGACTTACAGTGTAGCTCATGCGGACTTGAAATACGCTCCCACGTTCACGCCCGTGAATGTCGGATCCCGCCTCTGCTTCAAAACAAGCGAGCTCGCGAAACACGCCGCGAAGAGCTTCTCGGAACTGTGGATCAAGTTCTATTTCATGTAATATTGTCAAACCCAAAAAAGATATAGTATGAAACTTAGAATCAGAACAAGGAACGACAGAAAGAACAAGAGAAAAAGAGGGATAGGAACATTCCTCGACCGACTGTTCGGAATTATAAAAGCAAAGCACCCGAGCTTCTGGCAGCTGCGCGGAAGAAGATGCAAGACGTGCGAGAACCCGAACAAATTACGCTGCAGCAAACCGATACTCCAGGTGAAGCAAATGCACCATTGCTGCGACAACTACGTCCCGACGAAGAGAAAATCATGCTAAAACAACGAGCAATGACGAACAAAGAGAGAATCATCGAGCGGCTGAACAAGCTGAAGAAGATGCGCGAAAACGGAGAGGAGGGCGAGCGGACGAACGCCGCCGCCCTGATCGAGGACATCATGCGCCGGCACGGCATCAGCGAGGAAGACCTCGGGATGGAAGAAGACGAACCGTTCTGCCTGGAGGTGCCGGACAGAATGCACTACAAACTGTTTGTCCAGACAATGGCACTGACAGGAGGCAGGCACATAAGGCTGGCGTACTTACCGGACTGGCCGGAAAAAATGCAGCGGGATGCGGAACGCGACTGGAAATTCCTGCTAAGGGATGGCGAAAAATTCAATGTGATAGTATTCACGAAAAAGAGCGTGTTTGCGGAAGGGATGGCAAAATACATGATGTACAAAGATGACTTCAGGAAGAACATGGACAGGTTCTTCTACGCCTACCTGCACCGCAACGACCTGCTTCTGGATTCGACCGAAGAACAGAAACTGAGCGACGACGAGAGGGAGGACATCATGGCCAGCCTCAGGATGTCGCAGAACATCAGGCGCGCGGAAGTGCTGAGGCAGCTGGAGAAAGGGGGCGGAAGATGAAAGGGGACCAGGACGTGTATGTATCGGAAACATGGGGCACGACCGTGTTCAAGGAGTCGCCGAAGGACTGGAGCCCCATCAAAACGTGCCGGCACTGCATCCTTCGCGAGACCATCGAGGACTGCCGCAGAGCCGCCTGCAGCCCCGAGTTCAGGGGGGACGGCAAGGACGGGTACTACACCGTGCAGGACATCCCGAATCCGGAGAAAACCTAACTTCGCGACCCTGTTTGCGGCCACAAGTGTGGCCAGTGTGTCAAATTATTAAAAGTCAAACAATTAAAAAAATAAGAAAGACATGAAAATCGAAGGCATATTCCAAGGAATGGACCCCGTGCAGACCGGGGTGTCAATGGCCGGCAACAGCTGGCAGAAAACCTATTTCGAGATCATCACCAACGAGGGCGAGCGCTCGCGCAGAGTGGCTTTCTGCGCTTTCGGCCGCTCGGTGGAGCAAGTGAAGGCGGTGCCAAAGGGAGCCACCGTGGAGGTGAAGTTTAATGCCGAGAGCAGTAACTATATTGACAAAAACGGCCGGAAAAGATACGACACAGAACTGAGATGCTACGGACTGGCGTTGATCACCAGGCAGAGCATGCAGCCGCAGTACATGCCCGGTCAGCCGGCGGCACCGCAGTACATGCCCGGTCAGCCGGCGGCACCGCAGTACCCGCAGCCGCAGACCCCGCCGTCGGGCTATCCCCCCGCACCCCCCGCGCAGGCGACGGCACCAGTAAACCAGGAACCGCAGGTGCCGTCGGCCCCTGCAGAGCCTTACCAGGCGCAGATGACCGGCTGGCTGCCGCCGAAAAACATGGGGTTCGAATACTAAAGCACGCGAGATGCCATGAAAGAAGACCTGCTAAAGAAGATATACGACGCCACGGACAACGGTCTGGACATCATCCTGTACTACTACCCGCAGGCAAAAGGGCCGGACGGGAACCTCAGGAAGACATTCAAGATACGCCCGGAGAGGACAGCATCAGCCAGCGTGGTGATGATCCACGGAGTGTGGCGAGTGACGGACTTCGGCGACACGGGCAAGGCGCTGCAGCCCGTGAACGTGTGCATGAAAGAGGAGGGGAAGGAGTTCCGCGAGGCGCTCCTGACCCTCGCACAGCGCTACGGGGTGAGCCCGACCATCAACGCCGCCGTCAACAGGGCGAAGGTGGAGAAGACCGACGCCACGCCGGAGCAGAAGGAGGGATGGTACGAGGTGAAGGTGAAGGAGAAAATGACAGAGGACGAGCTGGAACTGCTCGGCCCCCTCGTGACACAGGAGGTGTGCGACAAATACAGCTACTTCGCCCTGGAATGGTACCGATTCACCAAGGACAGGAAGACCGTGACGGTGACCGCCAACGACGACTACCCTATATTCATGCACGACTGCGGAGAGTTCAAAAAAATATACCAGCCCCTGGCAGCTGACAAAGCGTACCGGTTCCGCTACCTGGGGAAGAAAGCGGCGGACTACATCAACGGCCTCGACGAGCTGAAGAAGGCGCACGAAAAATGGCTGAAGCAGCAGGGCGACGACCAGGAGCTGGACGAAGCCGCCGGGGATGCCGGCGAGACAAGGAAGAAGAAGTCCAAGAAACTGCCGGAAGCCGTACTCTGCTCAGGCGAACGCGACGCGCTCAACACCGCAGGCCTCGGCTACCTGCCGCTGTGGCTCAACAGCGAGACCGCCGACCTGGACCCCGCCGCCTACGCCGAGATCATGAAACGCGTGGACATCCTCTACAATCTGCCCGACATGGACAACACGGGCGCGAAGGCGGCCGCCGAACTGGCAAAGAAATACATCGACATCCGCACCATAGAGCTCCCCCGGGAGCTGACCGGATACATGGACAACCGAGGCAAGCCCCGCAAGGACATGCGCGACTGGGTGGACACGCAGATCAGCACATCGAGGCCGGGGGAGAGCGAGGAGACCAGGAAAGAGCGGTTCAAGAGAGAGAAGGAGAAGACCATACGCAAGTTCAAGGAGATGCTGGAGGTGGCCAAGCCGTGCCGCTTCTGGGAGAAAGTGAACGACGGCAAGAAGATCCGCTACGAAATCAACACCCTGTACCTGCTCTACTTCCTCAAGGTGCACGGATTCGGAAAGATAGTGGACCCCGACAACGACGTGGTCACCTACGTGCACATCGACGGCTTCAAGGTGAAACTGATCAGCACGCGCAACATCCAGGACTTCATCATCGAGTGGGCGGAAAAACGCAAACTCAACGTGGGAATCCAGAACCTCATACTCAACTCCACGCGCATCGGGAACGGCGTGTTCGAAAAAATCGAGAGCGTGAACCCTGACTTCACCAGCTTCGACGAAAACAGCCAGACCATCTTCTTCCGCAACAGGGTGGTGAAAGTGAAGGCGGACTCCATAGAGGAGAGCACGGGACCGCAGAACGGGGTGTACGCCATGGAGAAGACCGTGTGCCCGCACGACTTCAAGCGCATAGAGCCCGCATTCACAGCCGACTGGGAGACCAACCCCGGCTCGTTCTCCATCAAGACCAACCACATCCGCAGCCACTACTTCCGGTTCCTGATCAACGCCAGCCGCATCTACTGGCGAGAGGAGCTCGAAGACAGGGCCTCCAGGGAGCCGGCCAAAGAGGAGGCATACCGCAAGGAGCACCACTGGGACATAGCAGGCCCGCGCCTGACGGAGGAGGAGCAGATGGAGCAGCAGCGACACCTGGTCAACAAGCTGTTCGCCGTGGGCTACATGATGCACTCCTACAAGAGCCTGGCCAAGGCGTGGGGGCTCTGGGTGATGGAGAACAAGATCACCGAGGAGGACGAGAGCGGCGGCGGCTCCGGAAAGACCTTCATGATACGGTTCCTGAAGAACTTCAAGAACACCGAGACCGTAAACGGCCGGGACAAGAAACTCACCGAGAACAACTTCTTCATGGACCGCGTGACCGAACGCACCGACCTGCTGCTCATCGACGACGCTGTGAAATACTTCAACTTCAACTACTTCTACAGCATGATCACCGACAACATGGTGGTCAACTACAAGAACGCGCGCTCCAAGGAGATACCCTTCGCGCTCTCGCCCAAGATCGTGTTCACCTCCAACTTCCCGCCGCCGGCGGGCGACGGATCCACGGCGCGCCGACTGCTGAACTGCGTGTTCAGCGACTGGTACCACCAGGCAACCGCCGAAAACGACTACGAGGAAACCGTGCGCATAGCAGACGACTTCGGCTACGAACTGTACAACGCCGCATACAAGGAGGAGTGGTGGAACGAAGACTTCAACTTCGCGGCCGACTGCCTGCAGTTCTACCTCCAGTGCTCGAAGCGCAACATCATGCTGCAGCCCCCCATGGAGAACGTGGACCGCAGGATGCGCAACCAGACCATGGGCGAGGACTTCAAGGAGTGGGCCGAGGCCTACTTCGCCCCCGGCAACCAGATACATCTCGACAGGCTGCTGACGAAGTCCGCCGTCAAGGAGGACTACGACCCCAAGGGCAAGATGACCATGAAGGGGTTCACCAAGCGCCTGAGGGCCTTCTGCGCCAACGCCGAGCACATCGAGGCGCTCAACCCCGAGGAATGCAAGGGATGGTACAAGGGCAGGCTGATCAGGACCATGTACGGCGACACCAAGGAGTTCATCTACATCAAGACACACGGAACGCCCATCAACGACGACATAGACAACAGCATCTGAGGGCCGCCGGGACACCCGCAGCCGTGAACACCGCCCTGTTGAAAAAAAATATTCCCCAGGGGAATAACACCGGAAAAGAAAAAGTGTATTTTTGCAGCGTTCAACCTTCAATAATAAAGTGTGCAGATAAAACAGAAAATTTATTTGTCACGGTATAACAGAAAGCCCGTATGGAGCAGGCCGAGGAAACAAAGCCAACAATCAAGCACGCGCTTGGAGGTTGAACACTCCTGCAGCGGGCTTTCTGCATTTATGCCACAAAAAAAACACAAAATTATGTTCAACCTCAAAAAAAACAAAGAGACGAACAACGCGCCGGCCGCGGGGATCATGCGGCTGGTGAAGAAGACAAAACCCATGGAGCGCGTGCAGCGCGGGGAGCCGTTCCTGGTGGTCGGCGACCGGTTCAACAACCGGTACCGCTTCGACAAAGTCGACGCCCAGCACTGGGCGCTCTGCTGGAACAACCTCATAGTGGCGGTGGCCACGGCGGGGAACTTCTTCCCGGAAGGGTTCATCCTGAACATGCGCGTGCTCGGGCAGGTGGCCCGCCTGCAGGTGCTCAGCGAGGACATCCGCTTCGCGGCGGACGTGGAGGAAGGAGGGGCGAGATGAAAGACACCGAAATGCTCACGGCCATCTACAAGGCCACGGACAACGGCATGAAAATCATAACCGGCCACATCCCCGAGGCCGTTGGATGCGACCGCGTCGGGGCGTTCTTCAGGGCCTACAAGGGGCAGAGAACCCCGTCGTGCCACCTCATACAGATAGACGGGGTGTGGCACATCATAGACTACGGCATGGCAGCGCACACCATGTCGCCCGTGGGACTGGAGATGAGGATGAACGGCCTTGGGTTCCGCGACACGCTGAAACGCCTCTACCGCGAACACATAGACCCGCAATGGACAGGCACGGTGGAGGTGGAGTCGGACAACGAGCTGAAGGAGAAACACGTGCCGTCGCAGCCTGAGCCGGACGCGCAGACGCTGGCCTTCCGCAACGGCTACTTCAGGGTCACCGCCGACGGCGTGGAACGGACCCAGGAACTGCCGGACAGGACAGTGAAGGTGTTCCCGTGCGCGTTCACGCGCATGCCCTATTTGTTCACAGCGCAGGATGTGCTGCGCGTCATGGACCCGCACGGCGACAGCAGCCCCGTGTTCCGGCTCCTGGCCATGGCATCAATGGAGCCCCGCAGCAACAGGGACGCGACTGCGGAACTGACGGAAAGCGAATCGAAGAGCCTCGCCGCAAAACTCTTCGCCATCGGCTACCTGCTGCACTCCTACAAGGACGAGTTCAAAGCCGGGGTCTGGTTCCACAACGCCCAGCCGGACTCGAATATGCCAACCGGGAAAACCTTCGTTGCACGGTGGGTGTCGCTATTCCGCAACACGTTCCCGATATACGGGAGGTATCCGGGAATGCACAACAGGAGGTTCCTGTTCGATGGCGTGAGCAGGGACACGGGGATGGTGATCTTCGACGACCTGATCCCTGCGAACGCTACCCACCACCTCCGCGAATATGTCAAGGATGGAATCACCGTTGAGCGGAAGATGTGTCCGCAAACGACGCTGGACTACCACGATGCACCGAAGATAGCGGTCACGGCGGTCATGCCTCCGGAACATATCGCTTCCGCGCATGACGGCGTGTGGCTGACCTGCGGATTCAGCGACTGGTTCGACCCTCTCTACAAGCCGTCCACACAATTCGGAAGGATACTGATGGACGACAGATACACGCAGGAGGACTGGAACAGGGACGCGAACTTCGCCGTGGACTGCCTGCAGTTCTACCTGAGATGCAGGAAAAACGGGCTGGAAATAACGGAGGAAGGAGGGCTGCTATGAACGACAGGACGATAACACCCGCACAGGCGGAAATCCTCGAAGCCTTCGCGCCCGGCACGGACGGCGACATCACGTACAACATATCCGGGTCGCTGCTCAACGAACTCAAGCTGGCCGTCTGCAACATGACCATGGCCACGCACATCCAGTGGTACCCGCTACACGATAGGACCATCAAGGCAGTGTGCGACACCGTGGATTGGCTGGAATGCTGCATAGAGGGGTTGAGGAAAGAAAATCAACCATCCGAGAATCGCACGCACGCGTGAGGCAAATGACAGTCAAATAGCCAACGCGCTGCAAAACAGCGCGTTGGATTAAACAACAAGGAAAGTAATAAAACAAAATCAAATAAAATGACATACAAAACAAAGGGCGTGGAATTGCCCGACTCAGGAGATCTGGACAGAATAGTGAAACAGGAGATGATGTTCCACGACATGCCGCTGCACAGACTGCCAACAGTCAAAATGTTTGCGGCATACACATGCACGGAATCCGACAAACTGGAAAGAATCATGACACACGCGGGAGACGCATTGGCGGAGACCGCGAAACTCGTGATAAACGCCGGGAACGCCGCGATAAGAAATTACATAAAGGAGTCGCGGGAGGTCTTCGCGACAATCAGAGAAGAATTCGTGACAGCAATGCGGGAAGAGACAGAGAAGAAGACCCACCGCGAATCCAAAACAGCGACATTCGGACTGCACAACGAATTCGACGAGCTGGTCAATACATTCAACAACTTATTAGCCGACAGTGCAATAACATGCCAGATGGAGGACTACAGCAGGGCAACGGTGTCGTTTGCCGTCAGCACGCGACCCGGGTTCCCGACCGACAGGAATCCGGCAATACACCTGATGGAGGAGGGGAGTGTCTTCGACATAGCTTACTGGCTGGACAACAGCCGGATGGACCCCCGCGCGTTGAAACTGTGGATAGAGTATCGCGAAATGCTGGAGAACTCCTGCGCGGGCGAGTACCTGAACGCCCCGTCGCTTGAGGACTTCCACAAACACCCGGAAGACATCATACCGGCAAGTAAGGTGGAAGAGATAGACAAACTGATCGCAAAGGTGCATGAAATCAACAAATCACGCGCCATAGAGATACATAACGTTGTCGGGTCGAAACTCGAGGACTGGCTCGTCTTCGGGAAGCATCAACAACCCAACGAGAATCGCGCACAGGTCCGCGGTCCGCACGACAACACGCAGGAGACAACCACGGACGGATGACATCGAGTCCGGGAAAGCGTAGGAGAGGCGGTGCGCGTCAAAGTCGCGCGCCAGCCAATGAAAAACGCCCCTTCGGAAGGGCGTTTTTCATTTATGGGAGATCAAAGCCGCCCCTGAGGGCGGCTTTGTCCTTTTAAAACAGACAGTTAACGCTCCCTCCAGGAAGGGAGGAGGGGCGTTAACAAACGCCACTCCCCTTTCCCCTCAATCAAATTTTAAGGAAAAAATCTGTAATTTTGTAATTGCAGGGGGGCGGACGTCTTATTTCATTAACTATTCGTTTAATTTACTTACAGTTAGAAAGAGAGAGAAAAGATTACAGATAAAGGATTACACATCGGCCACACATCCATTACACATTTGCGGAAAATCCGGGCTTTGCAAGCCTGGCAAAGCCAGTTTCGGGAATTTCAAATGTGTATTCTTGTTTTCCAAATGTGTAGGCCAAATTGTAACCGCTGAAAACCAATACTTTGCATCCAAAAAACACACTATTACACAAATACACTTTTTTTCCCAACTTTCAGCCATGACGGAGAAATCCGCGACCGTTCCCCGCCGGGCGTCTTAACAATTCGGGAGGGATTGTCACGCTTCGGCGTATATAAACAGGTGTGGAAAACTTTTAACTTGAAGTACTGCTTCAAGTAAACGGTGCATTCCGTTGAAAATATTATCTTTGCAGCCGAAAACAGCAAGGGAAATGATGTGCCAGTACAATGTCGACATGAAGGTTGACCCGTTGGTGGTCAAATGGATGGACGCGCGGTTCCGGAAGGTCCGCGGCATCTACCGCCTGCAGGAGTCGCGCTGGTACACGCTGGTGAGCATGGCCCTGTGCCAGAGCGCCAGGGCGGAGCGCGTGAGCCTGCCGCCGGAGAAGTACGCGGGCTTCGTGCCCGTGAAGATCGGCATCACCGAGTACGACTTCTACCACTACGGCTGGGAGGTGAACATGACCCAGGAGATCAGGATGAGCCGCCTGCTGCGCGACATCATCTGCGACGAGATACTCCGCAACGCCGCCATCATGCGGGCCAGGTACGCGATGAGCCTCTCCAGGTCCATAGGCAACATCATGGTGTTCTACAACCTGGCGGAGGAGGACGTGCGGTTCGAGACACTGCGCAAGCGCTACCGCAGGGAGTACCTGAAGCTGGAAGAGGAGTACCGCGCCCTGGACCGCGCCGCGCTGAGCGACTTCACCGGGGACGAGACCGCCCTGCCGCCGCCGCGCAGGCTGAAGCTGAAGGCGAGCGACACGCGCGGGCAGCTCGACATATTCGACACGGAACCAAAAATACCGACTATATGGAAGACATAAGACCGCAAGAGGAATGCGGCGGCATGCCCGGCATCGCCGAACTGCGCGTAGTGAACGTGAAAGAGGTGGCCTCCATGCAGGTCACCGCCGCCGACACCGTCGGCGTCACGCTGAAGCCAGGATGCGCATGGGGCAAAATCGACGGCACGCGGATGGCCGCGGAAAGCACCGGGGAAAAAACCCACAAGAACAAGATCACAGCCCGCATGGCGGGATGGCCCGGCAACGCCGACACTCTGGCCAAGGGCAGATATGTCGCCACATGGACCGACAACCACGGCAGGCGGAGGATGTGCGGCTTCGGCGAGCCGCTGCGGATGACCGTCAGGCGCACGGAGCCGGAGGAACCCTCCGGACAGTACGGCGCGGAGATCAACCTTGAGAACGAAAGCGAGTTCGGCTTCCTCGAACTGGCAGAATGACACTTGAACCATTGATGTAATCCATACTCATAATTATTTGGTTGACAGTGCCTCCGACGGAGTTCCCAACTCTATCCGGAGGCACGTTTTATTTTTGCAGCCTTAAAATCATCACCAAAAAAGACTGCAATGGATATCAATAAAAGACGCATCATGGCCACAGTCCAGGCCGGCAAACTCACGATGAGCGTGGCCGAGCCAGAGAACGGCGTGGTGCGCATCAACATAGACGGCGACATCGGCGGCTGGGACTGGGACACCTGGGAACCGGTGAATACCGGCAAGCAGATCCGCGAGGCACTGGACGCCGTCGGCGATGCGACCGAAGTGGAAGTGCTGATCAGCTCCCTCGGCGGGGACGTGGACGCGGCACTGCAGATCTACGACGCGCTCGCCGAGAAAGCGGCAAAATGCAGGGTCACGACCATCGTGACGGGACTGTGCGCCTCCGCGGCCACGGTCATAGCCTGCGCGGGAAGCGTGCGCAAGATCTCCCCGACCAGCCTCTACCTTATCCACAAGTGCTGGGGAAGATGCGTCGGCAACGAGAACGAGCTGAAGGAATACCTTGACTTCCAGCAGAAGGTCAACGGGCAGATGATGAAGATCTACCGCAGGGTGTTCAAGGGCAAGAACTCCGAACTCGACGACCTGATGGAGGCCGCAAACGGAAACGGCAAGTGGATCACCGCCGAGGAGGCCGTGAACTACGGGTTCGCCACCGAGATGTGGGCGGATCCGGAAGAGGCATCCGCGAAGGGCATGAGCTCAGGGCTGATGGCCTCGTTCCTCAACCACGCCCGGATGACACTCGGGGCGACAGTCAACACGAAAACGGACAACCATGACGACAATGGTTCCGAAAATAATCCACCTATCACTAATCAAACCCACACCGAGATGAAAAAAATCATCACCACATTCGCGCTGCTGGCCGCCGCACTGGCCTACGGCGCAGAGAAGGAGTTCGACGAGACCAAGGGGCTCACCCTCAGCCCCGACGAGCTCGGCAAGCTGGAAGAGGAGCTGAAGGCCGGCAAGCAGGCCAAGGCGGACCTCGAGAGCGTGAGAGCCGAGCTGCAGAAGAAGACCGACGAACTCAAAGCCGCACAGGAAAAGGCGGAACAGGACAAAACCGCCATCGAAACCCTCACCGCCGAGCGCGACGACTTCAAGGAGAAATACGAAGCCATGCCGGCAGCCGCCACCCAGACCAACGGGAAGGACCCCGAGGAGAACCCCGAGGACACCTTCGCCGCGTACGTTGACAACGACCCCTACTACAAGCAGATCAGCGAGTCGATGGGTCTCTAAAAGTATCACCAACCAAAACAAACCGATATGTCTTTACAGAACGTACTTACCACACAAAAAATCGTTGAGGAATACGGAAGATACTACGAGAACGCGGGGCAGAACCGCCAGCGTCTCGTCAGAGCGCTCATGACCCCCGCCGTGACCCTTGAGAGGAACGCCCACAGAATCCCGACGGAGAACACAATCTACAAGGCCGCCAACTTCAAGACCTCCAGCGTGGTGCAACCCTTCACCCCCGAATTCACCCCGATGGGGGGCATGGAGTTCATCCCGAACTCGATCCCGATGCGGCAGGTGAAGACCGATGTCCCAATCGTGCCGAACGAGATCGAGGAGAGCTGGCTCGGCTTCCTGGCCGCGAACAACTGCTCCATCAAAGACTGGCCCATCGTCCGGTTCATCATGGAGGAGTACCTCAAGAAACAGATCGAGGAGGACAGAGAACTGAAGATGGTCTATAACGGCGTCTATGACCCTGGCGCGACGGAGCGCAAGCCCGAGAACTGCCTCGACGGCATTCACAAGCTGCTCGTGGACGGCGCCGTCGCCCAGTACCCGATCAACGTCATAGAGGGAATCGGCGAGCTTTCCGCCGCTACCGTCTTCGACCAGGTGGAGGCCTTCAACGCCAGAATCCCTTCCCGCTACTTCAGCGAGAAGCTGACGCTGTTCATGGCGCCGGAGATGGCGCTGGAGTACCTGCGCAACAAGCGCGAGAAGGGCTACTACCAGATCAAGGGCGACGAGGAGATCGGCTACCGCATCGACTTCACGAACCACACGATCTTCGGCAGCCCGGCCATGGCCGGCACCAAGCACCTGTGGGCTTCCGTGCAGCGCAACCTGCTGTGGCTCACCAAACGCTACCAGCCCGTCAGCAACATCCAGGTACAGGTCTTCGACCGCCAGGTCAAGCTGCTGCTCGACTGGTGGGAGGGCCTCGGGTTCGCCTGCAACCAGATGGTGTGGGCCACCGAGCCGACCGTTGACAAGGAGACGACCACCCCGGACGAGGGCGGCGACGACACGCCCGAGACCATTGTGGTGACCCCGGCCGTGGAGACCGGAGAGGCCAGCGACGTGACCGCCGCCGGCGCAACGCTCAACGGCACCGTGGCCAACGCCCCCGAAGACTCCACCGTCAAGTTCGCCTACGGCACCGACGCCACCGCCCTCGACGGGGAGGCGGAAGCCGTGGCCGGCGAGAACGGATCCTACAGCGCGGAAGTCACCGGACTGACCGCCGAGACGAAGTACTACTTCCAAATCCAGCTGACCGCGGGCGGGAACACCCTGCGCGGACAGATGGCAAGCCTCACCACCCTCGCATCCTAACCATTCGTGCACGGGGAGCCGCGCCACGGCACGTCTCCCCATTTTCACCTTAACAGAAACTTAAAACACCAAATCCAAAAATTATGGCTGAATGCAAATATAAATTGGACGACCTCCGCAGCGGACAGGGGTGCGAAACCGTGATGAGCGGCGTCAAGACCGTGCTCATCGGCCTGATCGACGACGTGGCCGTGTGGCCGCAGGAAATCGATAACCCGGCCTCCATGGAAGAGAACGTGATGCTCGTCGGCGTGCCCGTCATGAAGCCCGGCAAGCGGATGTTCAAGCTCTACAGCAAGAACGACGCGGGCGAGTACCAGTGCACCGGACAGGGCGAGGAGGGCTCCCGCTCGCAGCAGGCGAACCTGAACATCTACAACCCGGGGTTCCGCAAGAGCATCAACGGGTTCATCCGCGCCGTGCAGAACGCGCAGCTCTTCATCATCTGCCTCACCAACCAGGGCGAATGGCACGTGATGGGCGACCGCTACAGAGGCGCGGTGCTCTCCGAGTTCACCGCCACCAGCGGCAAGGCCACCACCGACGCCAACGGCGCGGACATGACCTTCATCTACAACACACCCTCCGACCGCGTGATCGAGCTCACCGACTCACAGGTCGACATCCTCTGCAGCGTCAGCGGCGACATGACGCCTGCCGCCATCAGCGCGGTCGGCGAGAGCAACGTGCTGGCCACAGGAGCCACCCTCGGGGCGACCTTCACCGAGAACGACGAGGCGATCTCCAAGGTCGGCTTCCGCTACAAGGAGGAAGGCACCTCCGCCTGGGAGACCGTATCCGCCACCAACTTCACCTCCGGGGTCCCGTGGACCAAGGCCGTCACCGGACTCGCATCGGGCAAGGACTACCTCTACTACGCCTTCATGGTCGTGGACGGCCAGGAACGCTATTCGGGAACGTATTCCTTCACCACCGCATAGGACTCTCTCACCCGAAAGGGACGTTTTGTTAATTTGTGATTTATGTTAGCGGAAGGGCGGGCGCCAGCCCGCCCTTTTCAAAAAGGAAAACAAAGCTATGGCAAACATCATAAGAGTGCAGTTCCCGGAGACGCAGTACGTCAAGGAGGAGACCGCCAAGACGCAGATCGTGCTCCACCACACCGCCAGCGGCCCGGGCATCGACGGCGACACGACATGGTGGCGGAAAACCCCGGAACGGGTGGCCGTACACTTCATCGTGGACCGCAACGGCCAGATATACCAGCTCTTCGACCTCAAACACTGGGCATGGCACCTCGGGCTCAGCAACAAGGACTTCGCCTCCATGGGCTGCACGTACCGCAACCTGGACAAGGCCAGCGTCGGCATCGAAATCGACAGCTGGGGACACCTGCAGAAAGCGCAGGACGGGAGGCTCTACCCCACGGGAATGGCCGGGAAGGCACGGCCCGTGGCGGACGCGACGGAATACTGCAAAGATAACAAATGGAGAGGGCACACCCTCTACGAGAAATACACCGCGGCGCAGATCAACGCGCTCAGGGACCTGCTGCGCGAGCTGTGCGCCACGCTGGGGATCCCGAAGAAATACAACATCGACATGTGGGGGGTGTCCCGCAACGCCCTGCAGGGAACGCCCGGCATCTGGACACACGCCTCGTACCGCAAGGACAAGTCCGACTGCCACCCGCAGCCGGAACTGTGCGACATGCTCAAAATGCTATGACCATGAACATGAACGGAAAGGACAAGGAAAGAATCGTCCGGTGGCTGGAATCGGACATGGACCTCCAGGAAGGCAGAAGGCTCCTGGCGGACATCCACCCGAACAGGCGGCTGGCCAGAAACGCCCAGCGCATGAGCGCGAACATGACGGCCTACGAGCTCAAGGCACTGCTCGGAATACCGAAGGAGGCACTCTTCACACAGAGATGCAGCAACAAAGAACTCATCAACAGATATGTCACAAGAGAAACAGGACAAGAGAAGCGCAACGTCGCCGGAAACGCTCCGCGCGGAAATGCTGCGGGACATGCGGCGCAAGGAAAGAAGGAAAAAGCTCGCCCGCGTGTTCCCGCTGACGACCATCTTCTGCTGCAGGCTAAAGAGGCGGTGGCGGAACTGGCTGTGGAAGCGTCGAAGCTACACAACGCCCTCTTCGAGACGGGAGAGGTGAACAACGCGAAGAACAACAAGGCACGCGCGGAAATGCTGGAAGCGCTACGCACGGCCACAGACCTGAAAGAGTCGCTGTGGGACGAGAAAGAGCTCTACTGCGACACGGGCAAGCCGAGCCAGGCGCTGAAGGACATGCTCGAAGCCTACTACAACAGAAACGAACCCGGAGACGGGGAGAAGGAAGACCTGAAGGCCAAGGACAGCGCGTGGCTGGTGAAACGCAAGGAAAACGTGCGCAAGTACATCACCAAGTGCCGCAACCGCCTCGAATACGGCACCAAGACGGCGCAGGCGGAGAAAAACCCCATGCCGCCGGGACCCGAAAGGGCCAAGACACAGAAACGGCTCGACGAATACATCGGCGAGCTGGAGAGAATCAACAAGGAACTTGAAAGGAGGGGCGCATGAACATCATGAACATCTTCGAGGGCGAAAACATAACGACGCTGACCGGCGTGATCCTGCTCATCTGCACGAATATCGCTTCGCTCATCGCCTGGATAAAGGAGAAAAACAAACGCAAGTACGACGACGTGCGGGCCAAGGAGAGCATCGTGGACGAGCTCTCCAAGAAAAACGACGAGTGCATGCGGGAAATCCTGTCGCTGCGGCAGGAAATGAACAGCCTGAAAATCGAACTGGAGACGCAGAAGCGGAACGCCGCCAGACAGGACGGCCGCATCCGCGAGCTTGAAAGCGAGAACAAGACGCTCCGCGAGAACCAGCAGAAGCTCCTCAGCGAGAACGAGCAGCTGAAGTACAAACTCGAAACCCTGCAGTACGCCGGGAAGAAGAAAAAGCCCGTGCCGCTGAGAAAGGAGGCGCCATGTTCGAACTGAAAGAGACCGTCGCGCCGAAGCGCAAGCCGCAGAAACTCTCCGACTACCCCTACGACCCGCTGTTCCCCCAGCACATAGACTTTGTCGGGGAACCGTGGGACATCCTGTCGAAGCACGTCGGGCAGGTCGAACACGGCGGCATCTACAACTTCTGGACGTTTGGACGCTACTGCATGACTGATATCATCAACCACCTGCTGCGCATCACCGGCCCGGCGGACGTCACGGCCACCACCTGGTCGCTCAACGCCGCCAGCGTGCAGACGATGCTCAACCGGCGCAAGGACGGCCTGCTGACGAGCTTCCGGATGTGGATAGACCCGCGCGTGCGCAGGGCGGCCCCCGAGCCGCTGGCGCTGCTCAGGCACAACTTCAAGACGGTGATAGCGCCCGTCCACGCCAAAATCGCGCTTATAGGCAACGCCAACTGGAAGATTAGCGTGAGCGGCAGCGTCAACTTCACGAGCAACCCACAGCCTGAAAGAGGCATCATCCAGTGTATCGATGCGGTCTATGACCGCGACAAAACTATCATTGACGCGGAGTTCGACAAGGGCGACCGGCTCAAGCTGTCGGACTGCGAGAAAGGAGACCTCGATGACGAATGAACAACATGACAGCGTGTTCGAACTCGGAAAGCTCGGCTTCCCCATCTCGGCGGTCGCGCAGCTGATGGAACTGCCCGAGAAAGAGGTTTTCGCGCAGTTCACGGAAAAACGCGGCGAACTCTATTCCGCGTACACGGCAGGAAGGATCCAGGGCAAGGTCGATCTCAGGAGGACGCTCATGGCCTCCGCCCTCAACTCATCCACCCCCGCAATCGAGAAGATGCTGGAGTTCTTCCGGCAGAGCGAGTACGAGAACACCGACATCTGGGAGGAATAGGGAATGAAGAAATCACTTGCACAAGCGAACGAGGAAAACTACAACGCCATCGCGCTCTACTACAGCGGCACGACGGACGTGGAGCTCAGGGACGACCAGAAGGCCGTCCTGGAGCGCTGGCGCACGGCGCACGCCATCCTGCGCAAGTACCCGCGCCCCTACGTGGCCGCCAAGATGCTGCAGTCCCGCTACCCGGAGATCTCGCTGGCGCAGGCCCGCGTGGACATCCAGTCCGCAACCAGGCTGTGGAACGTCTCCGAAAAGGTGGACCGCGACTTCCTGGAAGGCTGGTTCGTGGACACCCTGCTCAAGGAGATCAGCAACCCCGGGGCGTCGGAGGCCGTCAAGGCGCGGAACCTGCAGACGCTCGGGGCCTGGCTCAAGGCGCAGCCGCCGGTGGAGATAGACCCGCACCTGGTGGAGCGCAACCAGATCAACATCGTCTTCAACACCGACAACCGCCGGATCGTCTATTCCGAGGCGGACATCCTCCACCTCAAACCCGCCGACCGCGAGCGGCTGCTGGGATCGATGCCCAACAGCCTGACCGAGGCGCAGGCGGCGGAAATCCTCAACTCGTAGCCCATGGAAATCAACATCCCGGTCAACAGGATACAGCTGATGTGCAAGGTGCTGGCGCCCCGCAGCCTCGTGCTGGTGTGCGGCCGCGCCACCGGAAAGTCGTGGATCCTCGGCCAACGCCTGGACGAGGCCATACGCCTCATGCCCAGATGCATGATCGGGATGCCGGTCAAGACCTTCGGCGTGGGCTACACCGGCACCTTCCAGACCATGCTGTCGGCCCTGGACAAGTTCGGCTACGTCAAGGACGGCAACTACGTGGTCAACCGCCGCCCGCCTGAAAGGTGGGAGGACAGCTACGGCAAAATCGAAAAGTACGAGAACTGCATCTCCGTGGCCAACGGCTGCAAGATGGCCATGTTCTCGCAGACGGAAAGCGACAACATGCGCGGCGTCAACGTGGACAAGATCATGGCCGACGAGGTGCTCCTGCTCAGCGAGCAGAAGCTGCTCAAAGTGGCTTTCCCGACCAACCGCGGCAACCTGGAGCACTTCGGCAAGGGCGCACACCACGCCTGCCACCTGCACCACGGCTTCGACCTCACCACCTCCATGCCCTACACGCGGGAGGGCCGCTGGATCTTCAAGTTCGCGGAATACTACCGCGAGAGGTTCGGCATCGAGATCATGCAGGTCTGGAACCGCATCGTCCACCTGCAGCAGCAGCTGCTGGACACCGGCGACGCGAAAGAGTTCGCCGAGTGCTGGAACGACATCGAGAATGTCCGGAAACTGATGCCGCCGCGCCTCTCCGACGACGGCACCCTGTTCTACGTGGCCAACGCCTTCGACAACCTGGCCAACATCGGGCTCAAGTACATCAAGGACCAGCGCGACGCGCTCACCAACCTCGAGTTCCTCATCGAAATCCTCAACCTCTACGTGGAGAGGGTCGAGGACTGCTTCTACAACCTGGACGAGCAGCGGCACGTCTATTACACCGGCTACGACGTCAAGGCCATGGAGGAGGCGGGGCTCACCTCCCACGCCGAACTCGGGTTTACTGGCAAGATCGAGAGCGCCAGGTTCGACCGCGACTACGACCCCGACCGGCCGCTGGAAATCGCCCCCGACTGGGGCTCGCAGATCTCGCTGTTCGTGGTCTGCCAGACCTACAGGCTGGAGCTTCCGTTCGTCGCGGCCACACCAGGCTACGAGCCGGAGGCCGGCTTCCGGGGCGACTACCTCTACCAGATCAACGAGTTCTTCGCCAAGCCGGACGGCTCGGACACCGTCATCGACGACATCTGCAACCGGTTCTGCCGCTACTACGCCGGCCACCGCAACAGGACGCTGTACTACTACCGCGACCGCTACGGCGACCACAGAAACCCCAACGTCGTCAACTCCCGCTCCTACAACGAGCAGGCCATGGACATCTTCCGCCGCAACGGCTGGAACGTGGTCGCCAGGGTGCACCGGCGCGGCGAGCCGCCGATGAGCGACAAGCACCTGCTGTGGCAGGAGATCCTCTCCGAGAGGCCGTCGTGCCCCGTACGGTTCCGGATCAACGGCAACCGCTGCCGCTACACGCTCATCTCAATGAACAACGCCCGGATGGTCTATGGAGGCAACGTCTTCAAGAAGGACAAGCGCTCGGAGAAGCCCACCTCGGGCGTGCTGCCCGAGGAGGCCACGCACTTCTCCGACGCAATTGATAAGCTGGCTTGGACCAAATACGGCGACACCGTGGGCAGGAAGGTGCGGCCGTTCATCCGCACGAGCATGGGCTGAAAACCAAAAGGGCGCGCCGTTCGGCACGCCCTTCCACATATCAAATTTCCTTCCAAACTCAAAGGAGTTCCCGGAAGTTGCTGTAGAGGTACTCGCCGATCTCACGGAGTGCGGTAGCTTTTTCAAGGGCCGTCAGATCTTCGGTCAGCAAAGGCCGGTTGGTCTCGTTGTACATCCCCCTCTTCCACTCTACCCGGATTCCGGTCACGGAGTCTTCGACGATGTACCATCCGCTCTTGTTGCGGATGGTGCGGACGGTGAACCTGGTATCGTCCACGGGCTCGATGGGGATGGGCTTCACGCCGATGCTGTCCACCGCCTTGCCGTCGCTGAAGGCGCGGAACTGGTCGTTGTTCATCAGCCGCGCGACGGCATCCTTCTGGTTCCGGGCGGTCACGCGGTTCTCCGACCGCGTGCCGTCCTTGAAAATGATGGTGATTTTATAGCGTTTCATTTTATTTCTACTCGTCGACATCGATACGATGGTGAGATATATCGTTGAGTACCTTGCTAAGTTTATTGCAGAATTCATAACCAAATCCGTCGAACATTACTTCATGTTTCGGCCTATTATAGATAATCCATCTATTATTACGTTTCATTGGGACATATATTTCGTCCTCATAAACTGATACTATATACACGTCGCATTTTATTCCTGCGTTTCTTTTCTCGTCGCGATTTTTGTTCGCGTTATCTCTTTTTAGATAAATTTCAAATTCTTTTTTGTCCGTGATAATGACATAAATTTTTTTCATAATCTTGATTTTTAAGTGTAATATATTTTTTTGGATGTTATTTGCTTTAACTTATTTGCGCATCGTTGCTCATCCCATCTTCGCTAAGTTTGTTCTTCGCGAAATCGAATGCTTCTGTCCTGGTTTCCCCAGCTTGATAGATCATCATTAGTTCTTCATTGTCGCAGTCTTCTATGTACTTGCAAACCCACATGTCGTAGGTTCCGTCATAGTCGATGGTGCCGACTTCCTTGCCGTAGTCCTCCGGAGTGACGACCACGCTTCCACCGTCATCGGAGAGGTACGGACGGCAGAACCGCCCGTTGCTGTCGCGGTTTACTACATTTAGGTACTGATTCTGTGAATTGCACAGCTGCGTGAAATTGATTTCGCCCTTGTAGGTCTTGTGACCAGGGTTGTAGAATTGGCCTCCGCGGCCGATGTGGAATGCCACCACGATTCTGTTGTCGCTGTTGTTTGTCATAATGTTCTTGCCAGTTTATCCTGTCGGCTCGTCAGTTTTTATGTGATTGATGTCTTATAATGCTTCGCTTTCGTCGTAAACTTCCAAGGCTAAATCAACGTTTTTGATCAACATCTCGCAGCCCTTGGCTATTCCATTGATTTCGTATTTCAACTGCATCAGTTCCGCTGCGGCTGCAGCATCACCTTTCCCGTCATGATTCGAGAATAGGAGATCGCAATAACTGGTGTCGCCGTTCTCGGAAACAAACTGGTTGAGTTTGTTGTAAAACTCTCTCGCTTTTTCGCTGAAAGTTTTCAGATTTTTTTTGCTGTCGCTGTTGTTTGTCATAATGTCTGTCGCCTGTTTTATCCTGTCGGCCCGTCAGTTTAATTATTATTCGTTTGTTTTGTTTTGCAAAGATAATAAATTTATCGTTGCGGTCCGCTGCGCGGATCTTTTTTTTTGAAAAGGATTTTGGTTTGTACCTGCCGGTCAAGGCCCTGGCGGGCCGTCCGGCAGGTGGGCTGGTTGCGGTGGTCGGGGAATCCCAACCACCGCAACGGTTTAAAACGGCAGGTCGTCAACCGTGGCGACCTCCACGGGGGCGGCTGATTTCTTGCCGCGCCCGCCGCGCTTCTTTGCCGCCTTGGGCGTTTCCGCCGTGGCGGGCGTTTCGCCGTCAAAAAAACTGTCGGCGATGTCCTCCGCTTCCTGCGACCTGCTCAGCAGGTCGGACGTTGGCGCGGTGGCGGTGTTGTCCATCGGTTCGGCGGGAATGTCGGCGGCAGGGTCGTGGTTGTCAACTTTTAGAAAGTTCGTGCAGTCGAAAGCCGCTTTCGGGAAAAACCGCGCCGCGCCCGTCCGTTCGCACCATTCGGGGCTGTTTGCCCCCCAAATGTCAATTGTGGGGAGCGTGTGAATCTGTTCGGGCGTTAGGCCGATTTCGTCAACACATTGTCTATAACTCCGAAGATTTCGGAAATTTACGCCGCAATAAAGGGCGATGGCCTCATTCGCGCTCACGTTTTTGTGTGCGCGGCGGGCGGCGTTGGTCACGGCCTGCAAGTTTGCGAGGCGGTTGTCCGTGTTACTTCTGCGTGCTCTGTTAACTGATTCTGTGTAAGTCATACTATTGCGGGGGTTATCCACACACCCCCAAGACTTTTAAAGGAAAATTTGATATGTTGAAAAAAAATTGGTGTCGCTCTGTCAATATGTCAAGGAACGCGGGCGGGCTGTCGTTGTATCAACCCACTACAAAGATAGTATTTTATTTGATATTGTCAACACATAATCAAAATTATTTTTATCTTTTTATTGTTTTTATTTATCTGTGTTTCAATTAGTTACAACATAATAAACAAAAAAAATATCGTGTGCCGTTTCCGTGGGTGTCATATCTGCAAAAATCCGTATTTTTTAGTATAACAAATTGATTATCAATAAATTATAATTCACTGATAATCAACGAGTCGCGCAAAATCGGGTTTTTCTTGCAAAAATCGAACGCGGTTTTTTATAGCTTATAACAAATTGAATATCAGCATTATACAAACAATTGTTTTTATAACATACTGAATATAAGGAAATTATATTTATCTGCCGTGGCGGTGGTCGCCGTCTGTCCAGCCGTGCCGCCGTGGTGCTTGTCGCCGTCCGTCCAGCCCTGCCGCCGTGGTGCTGGTCGCCATCCGTCCAGCCCTGCCGCCGTGGTGCTGGTCGCCATCCGTCCAGCCCTGCCGCCGTGGTGCTGGTCGCCATCGGGGCGCGGCTCGTTGTGTCAGTCACTGTGGCGGCTGCTGTGTGACGCTGTGCAGCCTCTCATATTTGCGTGTTCGGGGGTGCGGGCGCGCGCCTCACGGGGTAGGGCGTGAGGCGGGCGACTTTATACATAAAGTATCGGCGCGTTAACCGCGCCGAGCTTTTTTTATTGACTTTAAAGGAGTTGCAAATCCATAAACTAACAATCACGAAAAAGCAGAAAAAACAAAAGCGGGCGAAGCCATCACAGCCGCGCCCGCTCCAATCAAGAATTTTTCCGCCTCTCGTAGTCAGTGACGAGAAACCGCAAGAAATCCGATACGCTCATTTTTTCATTTTGCGCCAAATCTTTCAATTTTACGCGAAAATCGGGAGTTGTGCGGATGTTCAGATTCACGGCCTTTTTCCCGTCGGGGGCTTTGCGCCCCGCGTTTTCGCGGCGACCGCCGCGGGAGGCTTTTTTCTCGGAAACTTTTTTTTCGTCCATTGCTGTTTGTTTGAGGCGGCAAAGATAAGACTTTTTTGATTATGTATTGACATTATCGACTGAAAAAGATAAAAATATTTTTGATTGTGTGTTGACAGTATCAATAATTTTTGTATATTTGTGCATTGTTAAAGGGTTGAGGCACAGCACCGACACCCCGCGACAACGGCGAAAGCGGGAAACGCACCGGACAACTAAAGAAGCAGAAAAGGACAAAACAAAAAGAGTGTACCAGGACCCCGCCGCGACCCAACCCGAATTTTTTCGGGTCCGTTCATTGAAAGACTGAAACCGCATCGAAGCAACAAAGAAGCCACCGCGAGAAGTGCGGCACGGAGGCAGGGCGGGAACCGCGAGGCCGCCAGTATCGGGAAGACCAAAGCACCGCCACAGGGCGGACGACAACAGCAGCGGGCAGGCGCACGCGCCAGCCGCCCGCGAAGGATTTCGGGCGCGGCAAACTGAAAAGCCAAACAAAAAAAATCCAACAAAAAAACTCACGAGCCAAGAGGATAACACAGGCAACAATCAAAATGAAGAAAAACAACGAAACCAGCAAGAACCAGAACAACACCATCGAAACAACCGCTGTGGTGCTTGATTCGAAAGACCTCGCAAAGACGAAAGAGCAGATTGCAGAGGCCATCGCAGGAGCCGCGGCAGACTCAAAGGGCACGGAGATAGTACCAGCGACGAAGCCGGCAAACTTAATGCAAGACCCGGCGGAACGCGAACGGATGATCAAGAAAATCATCGAAGAGGGCAAGGAAAGGGAAGAAGCCTCGAAGAAACGACAGGTACTCCTTAACACAAGGGAGGAACTGAAGGAACTCAAATCGAAGCTGGAGAAATCCAAGGACTTCGAGGTGGACTTCTGCAAGCTGACGCTGAGGAAACTTGCCTCGGTAGGGTACAACGCCGAGTTCAAGGACATGTTCAACATCTCCAACAGGGAAATCCTGAAGGAGTTCTGCGAGTGGCTGGATACCAAGATTGAAAGCAAACTCAAGAGCCTCGAAGATGAAATCCTCAGATAGCAAACAGAAAGGGGGAGGGAGAAATCCTTTCCCCTTTGTTTTATCGATTTAAAAAAAAGGATATGAACGCATCGACAAACAGCGTGATAAACGCGGCGACAGTGATAGCCGTGAGACACGAGAAAAGAGAGCTGATCAGACACGAAGAGTGGAAAGAACTCAAAGAATCACTGGCAAGATTCTACAAATCACTCGAAAAGGAAGAAAAGAAAGTCGGATTTCACAAAAGATAAAAAGAAAGGAGAAACAAAATGGAAAAATTCATGGAAAAATTCAAAGAATGGGCTCCGAAAGTGTTCGGAAACAAAAAGACGGAAAAAATAGTCCGCCTGGCAGAACTGAGGGAGACCACAATAAAATCGTACGACGAAATGTACGACAGAATGAAAGAACTGAACGAGAACATGAGGAAAATCGACCCGAAAATCCAGGATTGGTACGGAAACAACAGCTATCGAGGAATGAGAACACCGGAAGAAATGAGGGAAGACACAGACGAATGCGTATTGGAAAAGGTATGCCAGATAGCAGCGGGGAAGTTCTGGGACAAAAGAAACTACGGAGCGGAGAGATGGACGGCAAGCATAAGGAACCAATTCAGCGGGAAAAATGCGACAGGAGGTGAAATAGACGAAATGTGCTACGTGATAGCGCTGACAAAAAGAGCCGCCGTGGTGGAATGCGCGACAAGAATAAGCTGGAGGATGAACAAAGACAGAAGCTGGATAGAGGATACAGAAAGGTTAAGGACGTTCGAATTCAAAAGCAAACAGAAAATCCACGGAGACGCGACAGCCCAAGTATCGGTGGCGGAAACCATACTGGGGATTGCGCAATACACATCAGGGGCGGACATCCCAGCGATAGAGGAAATGATAGAAGAGGTGAAATATCCGGAAGCAGGGAAAATTCAGGAATGGAAAGGGATAATGAAAATGAAAAGCTTCAAAGAGACGTGCGACATCACAATTCTGATGCCAGGGCTCACCGAAAAAATCAACGAGTTCGTGAAAGAAGGACTGAAAAAACGGATTGAAGAGAACGAAAGAATGAATGAAGAAAGAATGCGTGCATAAAAAGAACAGAAAAACTTAAAATCAAAAAAAATGGAACAAATAACAAACTTAAACACAGAATTCCTGGACTTCGAAAAAGCGAAAGTGCAGACACTGACTCTTGAACAACTCAAGAGGACACACGAGGAAAACGACATCATGGGACACCCGCTCAAAGGAATGTACCATTGGCAAGTGATAGAGATGTGCAGGGACATCGCGGAAAGACACGGGCTGAAGATGAAAATAGAGGAGATCTTCGCGGCACAGAACAGAGACAAATCGCAACCGGGAGTGGTCCTGCTGCCGGAGGTGGAAAAAAGATACGGGTACAAAGCGGTGGAAGCACATGTGCTCAGAAGAGTGTACGCCAACATCAGAATACTCGACTATGACACGGAAGAGTTCACATCCAACATGGCCGTGGCGTTCCATCAGGACGGAATACAGGTGGCTTACGGGACCATGGTGAAAGTCTGCCACAACCAGTGCATCCTCGGGGCAGACAGAATGGTGTCGAACTACGGAAGGAACAAACGGGACATGAACCAAATAAGCGAAGAAGTTGAAAGATGGATGGCGGAAAGCGGGAAAATCATCGGAGAGGAACAGGAATACATCCGAAGAATGAGAGAAACAGTCATGAGACCGGAACAAGTGCTTCAGATAATCGGGGAACTGACAGCCATGAGGGTGGCACATGACAGCTCGAACCCGGAAATCCGGATGAAGGACACATATCCGTTCAACCAGACGCAAATCAGCACATTCACGGAAGCGCTATTGATAAAACAGAAACAACAGGGAACAGTGACGCTGTGGGACATATACAACACCGCGACAGAACTGTACAAAGCGGACAAAATGGAAATACCAAACGTCCTGCCGCAGAACATAGCAATGAACAAATTCCTGGACAACTACCTGATTTAAGAACAAAAGTTGCGCACGACACGTATTTAGTGCATTTTTCAAAAAGAACTCAAGAGCCAAGAGGATAACACCGGCGAAAAAAAGATGGAATCATACAAATACGAAATAAAAGCTAAAAAAACGGAATGCTTCAAAGAAGCGTATGTGAAGAGTTCAGTGGACGCATACAACTACGCCATGGAGTTCTATCATGAAGACATAAACTTATACGAATCTTGCTTCATGATAATGATAAACAACGCAGGAATGATCATAGGGTGGATGAAGATATCGCAGGGAGGGGTGGCGGACACACCCGTGGACGCAAGACTGGTTTGCAAAGCCGCGCTGGATACACTGGCTACACAGGTAATACTCATACACAACCATCCGAGCGGTTCAACAAAACCAAGCAAAAACGACAAACTTATAACAGAGAAAGTTAAAGCCGCATTGGAAATCTTCTCAATAAACCTGGTGGATCACATAATAGTGACTGAAGACAAATACTATTCGTTCGCAGAAGAGGGATTGATTTGAAACAAAGTATGAGAAGACATGAAAATCATCACCATGGGAGAATACAGAACATACAGAAAAATGTGCCGCAAAGTAAAGGAAGGAGACGTCGAATCCATAGAAAAAGCGGCAAGAGCACTCTCGACAATGATACCTGAAGGAAGCACACTAATACCGATACCGGGAAGGTTCGGATATGCTGCATATACATTGATGCTTACAATAAGGATAGCGCAAAAAGGAGGATTCAAAGTCGAAAACTGCCTTAGAGGCGAAGTGCGTGACGGACTGTGCGAAATGAAAAAGGCGGGAAAGCGTCCAAAAGAACCAGTGTTCCGAAAAAAATACAGACATGAAATACGGGGAAATTTCGTGCTCATCGACAACGTATATGACACGGGAATGACAGCAGAGGCGGCAATGAAAGCACTCGGGAAAAAATGCGACATCGCTGTGATAGGAATGACAAATACAGACAAAAAAGCAAAAAAAATGGAAAAAACAAAGACATTGAAAAGCGAAAGTGGACGGGTGCAAGTGGACGGAAAAAAGCAAAGTGGACTGACGACAGTGGCGGCGGGAAAGCAAAGTGGACGGGTGCCGGTGGATGCGGAAAAGCAAAGTGGACGGGTACCGGTGGACGGAGAAAAGCAAAGTGGACGGGTACCAGTGGACGGAGAAAAGCAAAGTGGACAGAGCGCGTTGGAACGGTTCGTTGCGGCGTTCAATACCGGAATAAACATCGTCAATAAAGGACAGATAACAAGACCTGACGACAACGAAAGAACCACGGCACAGAAGTATTTCCATTTTTATGAGCCGGCAATAGGGAGAAGATTGTCCTATACAACAGCCGGATGCAGATACGACCACAGCTTATGGGAAGCGCACATCGGGAATATGGCTTACTATCGGGAACCAATGGATATCTCTTTAGCGCTCCACGGGCCGTACCGGATACTTGACATCAGAATTATCGAATACCCCACTCCCGGAATGCCTTCGAAAACCGAAATATGGATAGACAGATTCGACTTCCTCACGCCACTATCCCCGGCGAGACTTTACAAGGCGGAAATGATAGACGCCTTGCTTTAAAAACAATGCACACACTTTGCAAATAAAAATATTTGCAAAGTGTGTGTATATTGAAATATTTTGTATTTTTGCCGCGAATTTAAAAACCAAAAATTATGAACAAGAACATCACGTTAAGAATCCCGGAGGAGATTTACGATAGACTCTCCTCCAACGACCAAGGCATCAACCAGACCGTCCTTGAAATAATCGAAGAGCATCAGCAGATGCTCAAGTATTCGGAAGATGAGCTGAAGGGGAAATTCTCACCCGAAGAGTGGACAGCGTTGATCGACTTGGTCAACAGCAGGATGCTCGTGCCGCAGTACATCTGCGTCAAGAGCCTGATGATGGCCACCATAGAGGACGGCGAGAAGTTCGAGGGAACCCTCACCCGCCACGGCGCCGACCTTGATACGATGCGGAAGAAGGTGGAAACCCTCACCGCCGCGCAGACGGCCGCGATGATGAAGCGCGCGAAACGCTTTTGGGAAAAGCCGGGGAACAATATCGAGGAATGGTCTAATTTCTAAAAACCTCGTGTCATGGAAAAACAAATCATAGACGGTCCGATGGACATAGACCAAAGAATAAAACTTGAGCGCGCGATATACGATATAGTCAAGACATCCATGGATCAAAGACGCTTGAGCTTGGCGTGGTGGGAAACATACTGCTCGGTGGATTTTTTCAGCGAACTAAATGAAGTGACGGACGATTTCGGAAACGTTCTCGGAAAAGGAATTGAAACAGAGGATTGCATTTATGTCCTGAATGAAAAGTCAGAATTCGATTTTACGACATCTTTCCACTACGGCAAGGACAGGGCTATACAAGAAATAAAGAAAAAACATGCACCTAACCCGATGACGTGGATGGCACCGATTATCGGAGGCATGGGAGGATGAAAAAAACAGAATTGAACAGAGGGCATCGCCACAGGCGATGCCCTTTTTTTTGTCCCAACCCGAACGGAAGAACCGAAGTAATTTTGCCGAAAATTTCACGAGATGAAGAAAATCAAACGCGCAATGGCGCTGAAAGAAATGGAAATCAAGGAGGCTGGCGGAAAGCCGGTCTATTTCTCCATATCCTTCTACACAAGGAACGGGGAGGTGAGATTCGTCCAGCGGGCGCAGACCTGCGGGCTGAAGATGGACATGGAGGCCAACAGGATGCGGGGGATACAGGAACACGACATCCACGGCCTTCCCGTCGGGCATCCCATACCCGTGCGCATCGACTTCATCCGGACATTCAACGAACAACGAGTGACACTATGACAAAGATTCTCACCAACAAAAAGTTCGTACCGCTGGCCATGGTGGGCAAGACCGCCGTGGTGACCGCCTACGACGACAGAAGCAGCCGCGAGAAAAAAGCCACGACGGAGAAAGCGGAGGATTGGTTCAACTTCAAAGGTACAGATTACGTGCCGTGGGGATACGACAACAACTGGCCCGGTCGGAGTGCCGAGCTGGTCGGATCCATCGGCGTGCTCAACACGGGCATCGACTACCGCTGCCGCACCTGCGCGGGCAGCGGCGTGGTGCCCGTCACGCTCAAGGGCATCGACGAAAAGTTCAAGGAGATATACGAACCGTACAACGACCTTGACGTGATCCAGATGCTCAACAGCCACTGGTTCCGAAACCACCAGTTCGAGGCCCTCCGAGACCTCTTCAAGTTCGGCAACGCATTCCCCGTGCTGGTCTTCAACAACGGAGGCAACAAAATAGTGCGCGTGGACACCGTCAACGCCCGGCACTGCAGAATCAGCGTCAAGAAAGACAAACTCCTTGTATACAACGACTTCGAACACGGAGACCCGGACGACACCGCATGGGTCATCCCCATGCTCGACGAGAAGATGCCGCTGGAGGATCTGATGTGGCGAAAGGACACCGGCAAACTGAAAGGCAAGGGGGCGGTGGCGTTCCCACGCCTCAAGAACTACTTCTCGAACAACGACTACTACGCCCTACCCGCATGGGACGCCGTGAAGAAATCCGGATGGATAGACGTGTACAAGGAAGTCCCGAAGTTCCTGAAGACCATCTACAAGAACGCGATGTCGCTGATGTGGCACGTCAATGTGCCGTACTCCTACATCGACAACAAGTTCAGCGAGGAGAAATACGCTTCCATGACACCTGAGGAACGGCAGAGGGAATACGAAACCTGGCTCAACGACCTGGAAAAGAACCTCTGCTCGGTGGAGAACGCCAACAAGGGGTTCTTCACGCCCTACATGGACGATGCGCAGGGGCGCGGCGACGGCAAATGGGAGGTCAACAAGCTCGACAACAAGTCCAGCGCGGACGAGAAGCTGACGACCAGTGTGGCCGCCAACTCCGAGATTCTTTTCTCTCTGATGATCAACCCCGCCGTCTTCGGCGCGGGGATGCCCGGAGGGGCATACGCCGGCAACAGCGGCAGCGGCTCCGACATCCGCGAGGCCTTCATAGTGTCGATCATCCTCAACCACTGCGAACGGCAGCTGGTGCTCGACCCCGTGGAAACCATGCTCCGTTTCAACGGACACAAATACATTGACATAAAATACCGCAACCTGCTGCTCACCACACTGGACACAGGTCATTCGACGGAAGAAAAAATCCAATAGCATGAACCCGAGACTATTCAGCCAGGAAAAGAACACCAAGGCGGAGGAACTCAAGAAGTTCCTCCCCGTGTCGGTCAACTTCAACATCAAGAACCTGCTCCCATCGCTCGCCGAGGCGGAGACCACCTACATCGTGCCCGTCATCGGGACGGGACTGTTCGAGCGCGTGGCAACCTACTATGACGAAGGCGGAACCGGCAACGCCGTGATGGACACGCTCCTGGAGCTGCTGCAGAGCGCGACGGCCAACCTCGCCTACGCGGACGGCTACTACGCCATCAGCGTGAAAATGGACGATTCCGGAGCGACTTCCCCGCAGGGAAGGGACAAACGGCCGTACCGCTACCAGGAGGACAACCTGATCCACGCGCTGCGGCAGACGGGATACAAGGCCATCGACGCGGCGCTGGAGCACTGCGAGCGGAACATCGAGGAGCTTCCGGAATACGGGGAATCCCCATGGTACAAGGAAAGCCGGAGACACATCATCCGCAGCACCGCCGAGTTCAACAGCATCTTCAACATCAACAACTCGCGGCTGGTGTTCATCCGCATGAGCCGCTGGTGCGCCACCGCCGAGGAGCTGAACCTGCACCACCGCATCAGCCGGGAGCTGACGGAGGCCATCATCGAGGACCGCGACAACGAGAAATACAAACCCGTCATCGGGGACATCAAAAAGTACCTGGTGTATTCTGCCGTCGCCGAATGCGTGGAGGAACTCAAGATCAGCCCCACGGAGCGCGGCATGGTGTATGAGGAATTCTTCGCCTACAACGACGGCAGGCAGATCAAGCAGATTCCGCTCGAAGAGGCCCTGCGCATGAAGAACAAATACGCGCAGCTAGCGGAACGCTATCTGACCAAGGCTACGGACTGGCTCAACGCGCACGCCGGGGACTTCCCTGAATACGAACGCCAGCGCGGGCGCAACAACCCCCGCAGCGGTGAGCTCAGAAGAGACAACACAGGACACAAAATAGTAATGGCATGAGAAACGACACTATCAAGGACTTCTACGCCTTCCTGAGAAACGAGGCGGAGACCAACGAGATGATAGGCGCGAAGGAGGGCGAGAAGCACTTCTTCAGAGGCGAGATCAACGAGTTCTACACGGGGCTCCGCAACGACTGCGCGTTCCCCGCCGTGATAGGCGAAGGCTTCGCCAACGACTACGAAGAGGAGGGCAACGGCGTCTGGAAACGCCGCGAGACCGCCTTCGCCGTGGTTGACGGCTACGAGGACACCAACGACTGGGACCAGATAGACAAAGCCTACGCGGTGGCGGAGACCATCGGCGACGACATCCTGCGCAAGCTCATCGACATCTACCGCGGCCAGCGGTGCATCGTCACCGTCAGCAAGATGCAGTGCGAGCAGGTGGAAAACCAGCCCGAACGGTGGGCGGGGCTGCGCTACCAGATTGAGATATCCTCCTACTGGAAGGAAAACTGACCATGGTGGAACTCAACATCATAACAGGCAGGAAGGCGCACAGGTACCAGGTGCCGGAAAGCTGGGAGGAACTCAACGGCAGGCAGCTGAAGCACGCCATGCTCTACAGGGCCGCCGGTTCTTCCGGGAACTCCGATGAAGAAGCCAGGCGCATCCTCGGAGTGAAGAGGCGAGTATGGAGGGGAATCCCGCCGGCGCAGAAATGCATGATGAACGAGGAACTGCTCCGCTTCGTCTTCGAGGAGACACCGTCGTTCCGCGACAACAAGATACCCGTCGTCCGCGCAGGCGCGCGCCGCCTGCACGGCTTCGACGACATGCTCTCCGACATGACGTGGGAAGAGTTCATCTTCGCGGACACCTTCATGCTCAAGAAGATGTACCACGAAACGGTCACGGTGCTGTACCGTCCGGCAAACCCGCTTACAGGCAAGAAACGCCCGTTCAGCGAAAAGGACCTTCCGCGCAACTCGAAACGGACGGACAGACTGGACGATACGACGGTGGCGCTGCTGGCCCTGAACTACAGGGCCGTGCGAAAGAAAGCGGTGGAGGAGCTGAACGGCTACCTGTTCCCGTCCATGGAAGAGACCTACATGGACGGCAAGAGGATCACCATGGAGGAGGAAGGGGCGCAGGCTCCAAGCCAGGCTGCGGGATGGGCGGACACCCACCACATCCTGATGGGCAACCTGGCATACGAGGAGGAGAAATTCCTGAAGAGCAAGGCCACCACCATCCTGGCGTGGATAAACCGCAGGATCAAGGAAAGCCGGGAGGCGGAAAGGAGAAGGAAGAGATGAAAGTCGGCAAGTACGGCCATATAAGCCAGAAGATACAAGGCCATGCCATGACCATGGCCGAATGGAACGCGACCACGAAGAAGTGGTCTCTCAAGGTGCTGGCCATCCAGCGCAACAAGGCCAAGAAGTTCCCGAAAGGCAAAGGGTCTCCAGGAGAGCCAAAGGACCCTCATACATACAAAAGAGGGAAGAAAGCCGGACAGACGGAATACAAACTTTCGGAGAAAGGCGGCGGAGCATACGTCTTCAAGCTGCGCCATGAGCAGAAGGAGTACTACGGCACCGAGTTCAAGCCGCCCATCCACGGCATCTTCCGCGAATGGGGCGTGGGCAACGGCCAGCCCCGCGACCCGAAGAAGATGAAGCGCGCGTACCGCAAGAAACGCACCGAGTCGGACTGGATATCCTACACCATGGAGAAGAACGCCGACGAACTCGCCGACACCGCCGCACAATACGTCGGCGACAAAGTATTGGTCAACACATTCGGAGTGAAACTTATCAACCTTAAATAGACAGGACAATGGCAAAAGGAGCAGTAAGATCGGTAAACATATACGTCAACAACAAGGATGCCAAAAAGTCAATCGACGAACTGACAAATAGATTGGAGAAAGAGAAGGCAGCGTGGAAAGCGATGGCTAAAGGCACACAAGAATACTACGCCAAGGCGGCGGAAATATCCAGGATGCAAGACGCTTTGGAACGTGAGGAAAGACTTATAAAAAGTTCAACGGAAAAGAACAAGGAACGTCTTAACCAGATCAGCATGATAGGCTCCGTGTTGTCCGGCATCGTGCAAACCGTACAGTTCCTCGGTAGAGGTCTGCAGAAGATGCGCGACCTGGCCTCCGACATGGCAGGACTGGACGACGCCATGGGAAGGGTGCGCAAGACCACCATGCTGTCGCGGCAGGAGGTGGCCGACCTTAACAGGGAGTTCACCAAGATAGACACCCGTACATCGAGGGAGGAACTCAACGAGCTGGCCTACGCCGCCGGCAAGCTGGGCGTGAACGGCAAGGAGGATGTGCTGGAGTTCGTGAAAGCGGCGGACGTCATCAACGTGGCCTTGGGAGACGTGCTCGGCGGCACCGACGCCATCATCGAGGTCACCAAGCTGGCGCAGGTCTTCAAGGACACCACCAGCGAAATCCGGAACGCGGGACTTGAGGAGACGCTGATCCGCACCGGCTCCGTCATCAACGAGCTGGGCAAGACCAGCACGGCCAACGAGAGCCAGATCGCCAAGTTCCTCGGGCGCATCGCCTCCTACGCATCCATCGCCGGCATGAGCCTCGACCAGATGGCCGGTCTCGGCAGCGTGCTGTCGCAGAACAGCAAGGCACCTGAGATGTCCGCCACCGCCGTCACCAAGATCATGCAGCAGATGATAAAGAAGACCGGCAGCTTCGCCGAGATGATCGGCATGGGCGAGAAAGAACTGTCGGACCTCATGGCCAAGGACTTCAACCAGGCGTTCCTCGCCGTGCTGCAGAAGCTGCACGACATCGGCGACGTGCAGGCCATTGTCCCCATATTCAAAGACCTGGGTGCTGACGCAACAAGAGCGTCACAGGTGATCCTCGCCCTGTCCACCAACATCGACAAAGTGAGGGTCGCCCAGGAGACCGCCAGCAAGGCCATAAAGGAAGGAACCTCCATGAACGAGGAGTACTCCGTGATGAACGAGACCCTGCAGGCGCAAATGGAGAAGGCGAAGAAGACCGTGTTCGATGCCCGCGTGGAACTCGGCGAGAAGCTCTACCCCTACATCGTGAAATACACGATGTTCGGCGGGAAGGTCATCAAGTGGCTGTCCAGAGTGACGGACCACGCCGAGAACGCATGGATGGCCATCGGCGCAGCCGGAATGCTCGCCATCAACAAAGTGCGCAAGAACTGGGACAATCTGAAGAACAGCTTTAATGAAATCGGAATTGTGCAGGAGTACAAAGGGATGAAGGTGGCACAGAACCAGATAAAGATGGCGCAAGAGCAATATAGGGAGAAAGAAGATGAAATCGCCATGGTCGAAAGACGACGTGTCGAACTGCAAGAGCAAGTCGAACGGTCCAAGAAAAGGGAAGCTGCCATGCAAGAAAATCTCAAAGATCTTGAGGCGCAAAGAGAAGCGGTAGCAAGAGGGAGCGATGCAAGACTGAAGGCCGAATATGCTCTCAACAAACAGATAGAAATTTCCAAACGCACATCCCTTGCATTGGAAGAGGAAATCTCAGCGTCCGCAGCAAGGACAAACACGCTGAAGAAAAGCCTGCAGGAATCGGAGAACAGAATCCTCGGGTTGAAGATGCAGGGCAAAGCAAGCGAAGCGGAGATGAACTGGGAGCTCCAGAACAAAGCAAGAATTGAAAACGCCATAGCGACAGAAGAGCAACGCCAACTGCTGGCTAATGCACAGCTCACCAAAGAAAAAGCCCTGCAAAAAAGTCTCGAAGCGCAGAAAAACATACTTGCCAGCACCACGCTGACCAAAGAAGAAAAAATCGCTCAAATAAATGAAATCATCGCTGTCCAGGAAAAAGACCTCCTGCGAACCAAAGAGATAGAGGCCGGTGTGAGAAATCAGATTGTCAACCTTATGCAAAGGGAAGAGATTCTCAAAAAGAAAATGAGCGGTCTCGAAAATGAAATTGGCGGTCTAAAAGAAAAAGCAACTCTGACCTCCCTGCTGAAAAACCACTGGATGCTCATCGCCACAATCGCGGCTGAAGTCCTAATGCTGATAATCAAGATTGTGAGAGAGAGCAGAGAACTCGAAAGAATACACAAGGAAACCGCAGTGGAAATGGAGAAAGAGAAAGACAGGGCGGAAAGACTCTTCAACGCATTGGAGAATGTTAACACCACCGAGGAACAGAGAGCGGAAATAATGAAGACGCTCAACGAGAAATACGGAAAATACCTTGCAAACCTGACCAACGAAGAAGGCCAGCTTTGGAACATCGAAGCGGCGCACAGAGCGGTGATCAAGGCGATAGAAGACGAAGCAGCGGCAAAAGGGTTCCAGAAAGCGAAAGACAAACTCACCGACGAATACATGGGCGAAGGGAAACACTTCGGTCAGAACCTTACGGAAATCCAAAACGGATTTGAAAAAATATTACTCAAATGGGTGAAAAACCCTGACGAAAAAGACCGCGCCGAAGCCGCGCGAAACGCATCAAAAATAGCCGAAGCGCTAAGAGCAGGCAGCGGAAACGAGGAAATAAAAACCCTTTTAAGCAGCATGGGATACACGAGAGACATCAACGCTCTTCTCGGAACACGCGAAACATTCGTGGCAGGCAAAGGAATGAAAGGAGAGTTGAACATTCTCGTCAGCCTGTCTGAAAGCATGGACAGATACAGGGAGAAGTTCTCGGAATTCAACGAAAAGATAGAGACAGAAGCGGCTCGATACGGCGTGAATCTGAAAAGTGGAGCGGAAAAACTCGCGGCAGACCTCAAAGAACTCAGAAAATACGAGAGCGAATTCCAATCGGAAACCAGCAAGATGATCAAGGCAAGCGAAAACATCCGGAAGCTCAACGTGAAAAAGGCAGGTTTCCAAGCATTCGGAACTGAAGATTACGCCCCAACCGCGACAAACGCTTCAGCTGCGGCCGCAGAAGCCCTTGCTTACAAAAAAAGATCCGAGATGACAGGCGAAATAGTCAACATGATCATAGACAAACTATTTGACGGGAAGACGATAGACCAAGCAGACGACAAAACCCAAAAGGCTGCATTGACAAAATTGGAAAACGAAGGAATAAAACTTCTCGGGAATGATGTCGCAACAATGGGAGAGGAAGTCGCTGAAATGTTCACCAATGCCGCAGCAATGGTGACAGCAAGGATCCGAAATGCATCACATGATGGAGGCGGCGGAAGCTACAACGCCGAAACCGACGACTACGACCCGTCAAGCCCGGTAACCAGCGGCAAGGAATCCGGCAAGACCCCGGAGGAACGCTGGGCGGACCTCATGAAGAAGACCGCGAAGCTCAACGAGAAAGCCTCGGCGGAATCCCTCGGCATATCCTCCGCCAAGGAAACCGTGATCAACACCTACAACGCCATCATCAAGGAAGTGGAATCGTTCAACGAGACATACAAGGGCTTTGAAGAGAGAGCCGCAGCGGAAAGCGCACGCCTGGAACAGGAGAAGTGGGACGAGATAGCGCGGATCGAGGACGAGGAACGCGCGAAAAGGCTCAAGAAGATCGATGACAACCTCTCATCGGTGACAGAAAAGCTCAACAAATTCCGCCTCAAGCAGCAGCGCAAATACCAGACGCAGCTGGAGACGGACATGAAGGAGATGGAAAACGACTTCGGCAAGCTGGGACAGAAAGCGGAAGAGGAACGGAACAAGCTGAACGAAAGGAAAGACGCTTCACTCACAATAGGGAACATGTTCGACTGGTCGTCCGACACGGATGTGGTTGAGCAGGCATTCGAAGACAACGCGGAGCTGTTCGGGAAAATAGGACTGACAAGGGAGAAATGGGAAGAGGCGATGAAACAGAAGCCGCGCAACGCCCAAGACCTGCTGACACTGCTCGGCCTCAAGTTCGACGACGAGGACCAGCGCAAACTGGACAAAGTGACCGAGGCGATAAAAGAGCTTGACAAGGCGAAGCTCGCCGAGATGCAGGCCCTGACCGCCGAGCGCTCCCGCGAAATCGTCACCGCCATGTCGGACTCGGTGACACGCCAGTACCGCGAGGCGATGAAGACCCTCGAGGACCAGATCCTGACACTTGAGGTCGCGCAACAATACCTGCAGGAGCACAACGACGGGGGCGAGAACGACGAACGACTAAAGGAAATAGAGAAGACACTGGCGTTTCTGAAAGGCCGGAAGAGCGACATACAGACCAAATACGACACGGCGTTCGGCAAAGACACATGGGCGACGCTGTTCGGCATCACAGAAGAAGACTGGGCTGCGTGGGACAAGAACTGGGAGGACAACCTGTCGAAGATGACAGACCGGCTCAGGACATTCGCAGACAACGCGTTCGAGCTGTGGTCGGCCATCGACAGCGTGATGCAGAACCAAGCGGACGCGGAGCTGCAACGCTACGAGGAAATGTATGATTCCAAATCGGCCGTCCTGAAACGGCAACTCGACAGCGGGCTCATCTCACAGAAGCGCTATGACGCGCAGATGGAGCGGATGCAGAAAGAGAAGGAGAAGAAGGAGAAGAAGCTGAAGCATGACGCCTTCGAGCGGGAACGCACGGCGAACCTCATACAGGGGGCCGTGAACCTGGCGCTCACCATCTCCAGCGTCTTCGCCAACGAGCCGGGCGGACTCATTATCAAAAGCGCGGCATCCGCAATAGCGGCAGCGATACAGGCAACACAACTCGCAGTCATCGCCTCCCAGCCCAACCCGTACTACAAGGGCGGCTACATCCACGGCAGGCAGTACGCTGTGATGGGCGAGCAGGGCGACGAATGGGTGGCCAGTAACCGCCTGCTGCGGGACCGCGAAACCGCAGACATCATCGCGGCCCTCGACGAGTACCAGCGCGGCGACCGCAAGGCCCTCGCCGGAATATCCATCCCGCAGCCCGACCTGAAAAACGTGTCCCAAGCCGTTCGCGCGGGAAGCGGTACTTTTGCACCGTCAAACCAGACAACCACCAACAACTACTACCAGAACGACAACGGCGAGCTGCTCAAGGAACTCAGACAGATGAACGACTACCTGCGCGACCCCAACAACCGCCGCGCCTACATCAGCCGGAAGATACAGTTGGAGTTCGACGATCAGGAACGGGAAGTGAGGGAACTGGCGCGACTGTGATACATATAGTGTATAGAGCATGAAGATACAGAAGGAGCCATATCCGATTGACTTCGCGGGCAACAGCCCGGAGTTCGTGGTGCGCACCACGCCCAACTTCACCGAAGGGCGGCCCTACACCCGGACGTTCGTGGTGAACACCCTGCCCGCCGGGGACCTCGTGATGGAAATCGACGAGGAGGCGCTCACATGGCATCTCTCCAACGACCCCGGCGACGGGCTATACGACATGATGGCCGCCCCCACAGGCGTGGCCGCCATGCTCGACACCCTGGAAGCCAAGCTCCTCTACAACCCCGTGCTCAACCGCGACTTCACCGCCTCCTGCGCCGTCCGCAACGGACAGCTGCAGGTGAAGGTCACGGCCCGCGAGCCGGGAGGCCACCTGGTCACCCTGCGCCATTCCGGCTCCCCGCTCTTCGTCACCTCCCTGAGCTACGTCACCGGCCGCGACGGCAACCCGAAGCCGCGCTACCGTGTGAAGGCATGGTTCAGCATCGTCAGGAACGGCTCCACGGAGCAGACCCCCGCCATGCTCCTGGAAGACAGCGGCGGCACAGTGCGCATCCCCACCGACATGCTGCGTCCGCTCTTCGGCAAACCCGACATCCCGCGCTGCAACAAGCCCTTCGAACCGCAGCCCTGCCCGGCGAGCAGCATGGCCGTGCGCCTCATGGCCGGCGAAATGCATGCCGACACGGACGCCGGCAGCCCCACGCTGCGCACCCTGCAGCACAGCCGCCGGATCATCCTCGTCAACGGGGAACTGCACCCCTACGCGGCACAGAACAACATCCCCGACTGGATCGCCCTCGACGGACGGCACCTCCACCTCAAGAACGGACTCGATATCTTCGGGCAGGACAACGACGACACCGTCGCCACCCCGCACGACGCGCCGCAGTATCTTTACCTCTACAACTACTCGGCGGAGCCCGTCACCGAGGACATCCGCCTCTCGCTGGTCTTCGCCGACGGCTCCGTGGACGACGGTTTCGCCTACACCCGCACGTTCCAGCCCGGGCTGAGCCGCGTGGAGGTCGGCCTGGAAGACCTGCAGCTCGACCACCCCGAGGAGGTGGTGCGCTGGTCGGCGGCCATCGGCGGCATCCGCAGGACGTTCCTGACGCGCGACTTCGCGTGGGGATTCCACTCCTTCCTCATGCTCAACGCGCTGAATCTCTACGAGACGTTCATCGTGGAGGAACTCTCCCGCGAGGAGCAGACCGAGGGGGAACGGCGCGTCATGGCGGGGGTTGACGGCTACGGCACCACCGACCGGCAGACCGTCTTCACCGCCAAATGCCACCCGCGCAACGCAAAGGGGCTGAAGCTGCTGCGCACCGCCTTCGCCAAACAGGACAACCTCCTGCTGGAGGGCGAGTATGCCTGGCGCATCGACATGCTGCCCGGCAGCCTCGCCGTCAGCGACGAGAGTGCGGACGTGCTGGCCGCCGAGTTCCAGTTCCGCCTGCGCGAGAAGGTCAACCGCAACCCGCAGACCATCGCCGCGTCCGGCGAAATCGCCGCCGACGCGCAGGTGGTCGCCACCGACACTGAATTCAAGTGACATGACAATCAAGTTGAAAAACACACAAAAATATTAACATGATGATAGCCTTCATAAGAAAAATCTGGACATTCGCCAAGAAGTACCTCAAATGGATCCCGGTCGTCGTCGCCGTCATCGCGCTGGCCGTCGGGTGGATCTCGGCCGGCAGCAAGGGCAAACAGCTCAGGGAGGCCGACACGCAGATCGCCGTCCTGCAGCAGCAGGTCATCAGCCAGCAGGAACTCATCCAGAAGCTGGCAGCCATGGAGAGCGTGCACTGCGAGGTGACGCTCACCGTGAAGAACTCCGCCGTGATGGGCGCGGTGCACGCCGGCGCCGTGAAGCAGGAGTCGGAGCAGATCGCCTCCTACCTGCGCGGCGAAATCATCGACAAGCTCATGAACGAGGAACGCAAGCCCCTCTGCAGAAATCCCACCCCGGCCACCAATCCCACAACCAGATAACCCCCTAACCAACCCAGTAAGACACCATGGCACAGATAGAACTTTTGCAGATCGGCTGCACCGGGCAGCAGCTCATCGACACCATCAACGCGCTCGTGGCCGCACACAACGAAGGGGTCAGCGGGCAGGGAATCTCCTACAGGGACCTCGCGGACAAACCCACCCTCAACGGTGTGGAACTCAACGGAATGCTGACGACCCGGCAGCTCGACATCCGCATCATTGACACCGCCGACTACGACACCTACGAGGCCGCCTGGGCCACCAAGGACTACACTAACGGCAAGTACGAAGAAGCCGTGGCCGCCGCCCAGGCCGCCGTCACCGCCGCCCTGGACAACAAGCTCGACAAGGACCTCTCCAACATCGAGGCCACCGACACCTTCCCCGGAGACGCCCTCGTGCCCGTCGTCACCCCGTCAGGCATCCGCAAGACCACCCTGCGCAACGTCGCCTCCTACACCGAAGTCACCAACAACGCCACCCGGACCGTCCTGAGCGAGGCCGTCAAGGCACAGCTCAAGGTCTTGCCCATCACCGGCGAGCAGAACGACAGCAACGTCAAGTTCGCCGTGGAGGACGGCTTCACCACCGGCACCTCCGTCCTCTACTTCAACGGGCAGCTCCTCACCGCCGGCAAGGACTACGCCGAAGACGGCTCCTACGGCATCGTCATGCTCACGCACATCCCCGCACCCTCTGACGTGCTCGTGTTCATGGCCGTTCCCATGGCATTCAGAAAAGCATAACCGAAAACACCCGAAACTATGGCAAAAACCCTCATCAGAAAAGACCAGATACGCATCGACGAGTTCATCCAGGCACTCGGGGGAGTGAACTGGGACAGCGACACCCTCACCGCGTCAGCAGCGGCCATCGCCGCCAAGATCCGGAGCGAGGTCGTGGGCGTCACCGGCGCGATGCTCTACCGGGGCGCATGGACGGAGGCGGCCTCCGACACCATCAAGAAAGGCTACGTCTATGTGTATAACGGCAACGGCACCGCCCCCACGGGCGTGACCCTTGAGGAAGGGGACACCCTCATCGCCAACACCGACGCCGCCAGCATCACCAACGCCAACCACTGGACCATCGTGCAAGTGAACATCACCGGCGCGGTGACGCAGGCCAACCTCGTGGACCAGCTCCTCGCCGCCCTGACCAGCGGCAACGGCGACGCGCTGACCATCGAAAAGGTGCCCGCCACCAACGACACGCCCGCCAAGCTCAAGCTCACCGTGAAGTTCCCCGAAGTGCAGAATGGCGAGGCGGTGAGCGGGCAGTACGTGAGCGGCATGAGCATCAACCCCGACACCGGGGTCATCACACTGATCCGTGCCACGTTGCCCGCGCAAATCGACTACGGCGCGATGGTACTGTTCGAGGCCGCCTGCACGGGGAGCGTCAACGGCACGAACAAGGTGTTCAAGACCCCAGGCTTCGTACACACCGCCCAGGGCGCGAACGCCGCGCTCTACATCAACGGCGTGAAACAGGCCGAGGGTGCCGCCAACGACTACACCTACGCCATCGACGCCAGCGGCTACGGCGTGTTCACCCTCACCTCCTCCGCCTACGTGCCCAAGAGCGGCGACACCGTGACCTGTTGTTTCATCAAGAGGAACCAGTAAGCCATGATCGACCTCGGACAGATAAGGGATGTCGACACGCTGCGGGACATCGTGGTATATACCTTCGCGGGAGAAACGATGAAAGACGCTAATGGCAACGTGGTGACAGCGGATCCGATAGTGTCTGACGCGATGAAAGGGAAAACCGTGATGTGCCAGTACTATGGGATCCGTCTCATTTTGACCGCATATTCCGAAGCGGGAAACGGATACCCTGGCACATGTGTCTTTGCATCTCTCGTACACGATGAGACTGGAAACGGCACAAATGAAATGCATTGGTTACAATACTACAGTTCAGATGGTGTCAATTTCCAATGGAGAGAAGGCTATTACCCTTTGCAAAAAAAACTGGTCAGCGGCACGAACATCAAGACCGTGAACGGGAACTCGCTGCTGGGGAGCGGCGATTTGTCGCTGTCAGGGAAGATCTTCCAAGGGGTGACCTATTCCGCATCGTCTGAAACTACGAAGGTCGTGACGATAAACACGCCGGCCAATACGACGTTCGAGGACGGAGACCTCCTGTTTCTCAGGTTCTACAACGACGTTGCTGCAAGCGTTACAGGGACCATAGTATCCATCGGCTCAAAAACTTACGGCATAGCCTACAGAAACTACGGATTGCAAGCGGCTGGCGTCATCAAGGCCGGAGACAATGTGTTGCTACATTGCTTTGGTGGATATGCAATCATCATCGCCATCGACCGCTGGGGCGCGGACATCGCCTCCAAGCAAGACGCATTGCCGCCCGTCGCCAACAATGCCGGCAAGGTGCTGGCGGTGAACAACACGGCCAACGGGCTGGAATGGGTGGCGCAGAGCGCAGGAACGGAAGAGGTCTTTGTGTGCAGCTATGATGCGACAACCGGCACTATGGACAAGACCACTTCGGAAATTTCGCAAGCATCTAATGATGGTAAATGTGTGCTGTGTGTGTCAGAAAACGACATCTATGTTCTTGTCTCAAATAATATATTGACGTTCTCCAGAACACTTGGTGAACAGACCACATATATAACATACAACCAAAGCACCGACAAATGGACTAAAGGGAGTGTTTCTCTACAACAATCTTTAGTCTCCGGGACGAATATTAAGAAAGTTGACAACACAACTATACTTGGACCGGGCAATTTGTACACTGGACGCTTTTTTTCTGCTGTGCAAGAAGCCTCAATCAGTGACACGTTCGTGCTTAGTTACAGAACTTTTAGAGTTCTACACATCGCCAATGGAATCACCTCTACTTCTTTGTCGGTTGTAATAACACAGTACGACGCATTTATAATATATGACAATTCAGACAACTCATCTGACGTTGATGTCTCTATAGTAACAACCAATGCGATTTTTTATTACAAACAAGGTTCAGACCAATTTACAATACCCGCAGGAAAAGCAGCTAAAGTAATGTTCATTAGAATAAGCTCGCGCGTGCTTTTAGAGGTGGAAAACAATCTTGATGTCGCAAAAAACATAACAACCGAGTAATCAATAAATCAGAAACGTACAAAACCAACGATATGAACCCGAACCACCCCGACAGACCACACCCCATCACCCAGCGGCAGGGCGACAGCACCACCGTGGCGGTGAAGATCTCCGAGCCGCTGCCCGAGGGCATGGACGTGAAGATCGGCTTCTACTCGCCATACGGCAAGCCCCTCTTCGAGGCCACCATCTCAGGAGGCGGCCTCACGCGCATCGACGACACCCACCTGCTCGTCGAACTCCCCCACGAGATGACCCGCCGCATGGCCGGCGCCACCACCCTCCGCGCCGTCATCTACGCGCCCGACCTCTCGTACGTCAACGCCGGCGAGAACGCCGTGCCCGTGGTCTGGGAGGGCGAACCCGCAACCCAAAACCTCAAATAGACCGACGACATGACCATCAGCGAACTGACAATGACCATCACCCTCTCGCAGCCCTCGCTGCGCATCGACGCCGCCTGCGCCGCCGATGCGGAACAGTCGGCCGTCATCACCTTCGGCCGCTGGTTCAAGGGCGACAAGGGCGAGAAAGGCGACAAGGGCGACAAGGGCGACCCCGGCGAATCGTGGGACGCAGACTTCGAGACCGCCACCGACGAGGACATAGACGGCCTGTTCGAGTGACGGCCGAAAAACGAATAACCACTTATCACCAAAAAAAAGACAAGAATGAAAGAAAAACTCATCACGCTCAGCAACATGGCTGAGTTCAAGACCAAGATGGAAGCGGCCATAGCCGTCAAGGGGTTCGTCACCAAGGCGGTGGACGACCTGACCAACTACTACCTGAAGACCGAGACCTACACCAAGACGGAGATCGAGGCGCTCGTGAACGCCGTGAAGCAGTTCACCTACGAGAGCGTGGCCGCGCTGCCCACGGCGGCGGAAAGCACCATGCACAAGATCTGGCTGGTGCCCGCCACGGGCGGTGCCGGGCAGAACGTGAAGGACGAGTACATCACCATCCAGGACGGCAACGCCTACAAGTGGGAGAAGATCGGCAGCACCGACATCGACCTGTCGGGCTACAGCACCACCGAGCAGATGAACGCGGCCATCGCCAGCGCGGTGAGCGGCTTCAAGACCGAGGCGCAGATCCGCGCCATCGTGGAGGACTACGGCTACGCGACGACCGCCGCCATGACCACCGCCCTGGCGGACAAGGTGGACAAGGAGACTGGCAAGGGGCTCTCCTCGAACGACTACACCACGGTGGAGAAGAACAAGCTGGCGGGCATCGCCGAGGGCGCACAGGTGAACGTCATAGAGTCCATCGAGGTGGCCACGGGCGGCACCGACGCCAACAACACGGCCGCCATCACCGGCAAGACGGCCAAGCTGGTGATCGCCTCCAACAGCGAGATCGACGACATGTTCGGCAGCAACTAAGGAGAACGCGCCATGAATGACAAATTGATCACAAAGGGCAACATCGAACGGGTGTTGGGCTGGATCAACACCGCCCTGCAGGCGGTGCAGGAGGATATTCCAGACATAGTGATTGTGGAACTGACAAAAGACACCAACGGGGTATATAGTTGTGACAAGTCAATAAGCGACATCTACACCTTGTTTCGTGAAGGAAAGATAGTGCTTCTGAAATGTCAGCCTTATGAAGGTTCAGATATGGATGTGATACCATGCATACACGTAGAATCAGGACTTGTAGTTTTTCAAAGTGTTACTACACAACTGTTCTCCAGTGATTTATTTATTACTCATGCTTATGGACAATACAATCATTCCACTCTTGAAGACAGGTGGTCTATGTCAGGAGAACTTATACCAACAGGTTCCTCTTCTGCCGGCACGCTAAACACCGACAATTCGACGGCGCAGACGGCGCAGAGCTCGGAGTCACTGGCGGGGGCGGTGAACCTGCACAGGGTCGCCAAGACGGGCAGCTACAACGACCTGCGCAACAAGCCGACGATTCCCACGGTGAACAACGCCACACTGACCATCCAGCTCAACGGCACAACCATCGGCACCTTCACCTCCAATGCCTCCGCCGACAAGACCCTCAACATCGAAGTCCCCAACGAGCAATTACCGTCCAAAACGGGCAACGCGGGGAAGGTGCTGGCCGTCAACTCCGAAGCCGACGGACTGGAATGGGTGTCTAAAGGTTCCGGCACAGGCGGTCTCACCGAACACGACTTCACCCACACCGCCAACACCACAATCAGCGGAAGCGCGGCCACCGTCACCTTCGCAGCCGGGCAACGATGCACTCGGATGCTCACCGTCTCCGCCGACCTCGGACTGTCCATCGCCTGCAACAACCTCTCCGACAACTACCTCTGGATCCGCAACAGCGGCTCTTCAGAGGTTGACGTGACCATCAGCGCGGTGACGCTATCAGGTACCTCCGTGTCCAACGTCTATGTGCCATCCGACGGCATCACCGTCCCCGCCGGCGGCGTATGCGAAATAGGTATATTAGTCAACAGCGACGGCGCTTTCATAACAACACGTAACGATTTATCATTGTAACGACTATGGATATTGAATTTTTAAAGCAAGAACTGTTATGGGACGCCGTCTTTGCGGGCGTTGGCTTGGTAATTATCGGAATCGTGATTCTGGTTCTGTGGATTAAATCAAAAAAGTATTAAAAATGGCATTGAGAGACAACGAACAATATTACTATTTCAAAATGCGGCTCGGAAAGCCGTATGAGATAAAAGTCACAGCCGTGCACGTCAACACGATCCTCAATCGCATCTATCAAGAGATGACAACTGAACAGCGTGAGTTTTATCTCGAACACCCAGACGCGACCGTGATGGAGGTATGGGACTGCGAGCTTGTGCCGCCATACGTGCCGCCGACTCCCGATGTGCAAGAATACGCAGCAGAGAAAGTCAAAGAACTCAAAGAGGTATGTTACTTATCGGTGACGGTCACGACATTGGAATTCGCTGTGGCTATCGATAAAGTTGAGAATCCCACGGCAAGCTGTTATTACGGCTTGGCCGAAGCACAGCGTGTTGTCAGCGACTTCCGCACGCAGAGCAAGAAGGCAATGACCGTGTACGTCACATACAAGCCGAGGATAGAGGCGGCATCAAGTGTTGAAGCGATTGACGAAGTGTATAACCAAGCAATGGAGGAGTTATGAGGACATTAAGTATAGACTCGAAACTTATAAAGGCGGTCATCGCGGCATTGCTGCTCTGCGCGGCATTGTCGCTGTGCAGGTACATGACAATCTCGCGGGTTTCTGCGCCTTCAATCACAACGCAATGGACGGCGGACAGCAGCTGGGCGAAAGGAGGCTGGCAATGAGACGAGAAACATTTGAAAAAGGCGGCGGAATACCGTTCGAAGAAAATCTTGTATTTTTTGCACCGTTGACCGAGGGGGATCTTACAGACCATGTGAGCGGACAATCATTGGTATATCCTTCAGGTGGAGTTGTGTTTGATAGTGAAAGGGGAATGTATTTGTTCAGCAAAATGTCAAAAACCAATGAAATTTACTTCCCAGTAAACTTGTATGCAGCAGGAATCCAACAGTGTAGATACACCATATTCGTTGACTGTCAAGCACAAACCTATGGATACTATAACTATCCACCCTACGTAGTCATAGGTGGGTATTCGGACACTACCTCATGGCGTCCAAGCGTTGCATGTATAAGAAATGAGAGCAATACGACTAGAGGGCTTCGGAAAAAACGCGCCTTTGTTGCTACTAAGTCAGCCACGATGGCTCCTGAGTATTCAGCCTATTATATTGATGATGCTGGTGTACATTATGTATTTGGTGAAAATAATTTATCATTAGGAAGTGTAATAGACCCACAGAATTGGACACCAATAATGAAACAACGTGTTTCGCTTAACCCAAAACGGGATAGTAATGATACGAATTATAAGGTTTACTTGAAAGATATTCGTATTTATAATAGAGCACTTAGTGAAAATGAATTAGCACAACTATGAGAAGAGGATTTAATCAAACCATAGAGCCGTCCGTGCCTGAACCATCACACTTCTTCCCGTTAACGGCAAATGCGACAGATGTGACTGGGGACTGGGGAACCTTGAGCGGGAGCTGTGCTGGATTCAATGCCGATGGCGCATTCTTCAACGGCTCGGTAGCAGGATTTCAACAATCATTGCAGGTTCCTAACAGTGAGTTTGCGGTTGTTGACTTTGAATATATGTTCCCCGTCTTTTATGCATCGGGGGTGTATCGAGGCGTTAGAATGCTGTTCGAGAATGCTGGCGCAATAAATGTTTTCTATGCTCCAGACTGGGGACAAGACCTCAATTGTAGCATTTATAGCGCATCAAGCACTTATACAGCCTTGTCTTTGGCGGAAGTCCCGTTTACAGTGAACAAACACTATAGAATTACAATTCGACAGAATCTCTCGCAAAACACCTCTGACCTTTTCATAAACGGAGAACATAGAAACCATGGAACGATATGTATTCCGTCTAACAGACGATTGCGTTATCTTTGCATTGGAAGAATAGAGAACAGCAGCACAGGGAGGTTCAAAGGTTACATAAGAAACTTAAGAACATATAACGTTGAACTTACTGACGAACAAATAGCAGCGATATGAGAAGAAATCACTATCAACAAGGCACAATACCAGCTGGTTATACGCTGTTGAACTATCTTGAAAGTAACGGCAATCCCTCAGGTAGCACAGGACAATATATTAACACGGGGATAGATACTTATAAATTAGAAACAGAAATAAAGTTTAAGGAGTGCCAAGTGTCCCAACCTACCTATAAATTACAATTGGTTGGAGGTTGTTGGAATGCAAACAATAACAGATATTATATTTCATCACATATTCATGATAGAGATGATGCTTCTGCTAGTAATTATCTTTGTTCGGTTACAAAATCAAACACTCCTATAAGACTACAATTGACGGATTTAACAAAAATAAATGTTGTAATATATAATAATGATTACAACCAAATTATTTGTAATGGTGAAGTAAAAGGAACCATCCCCGATATAACAGCACAAGGATTGACAAATAAAATTTTGCTGTTTGCCGGAGTTGAAGGAAACGGTGCCATTACACGTTCGTCTTGGAGAATTTATTATGTAAAGTTTAGACGCAAAGACATTAACAAACTTGTCGGTTATTTTGTTCCTGTTCAGGATTCACAAGGAGTACCGTGCATGTATGATTATGTGTCGAAGAATACATTTTACAATCAGGGCACAGGAACATTTTTATACGCATAAGCCATGATCAAGATCCAAGTCAACGGTCACACACTCTCCCTGCGGCGGGGCACCGCGCTGACCGTGGAGCTCAACAACGCGCTGTTCGCCGCACCCGACATCGAAGGCGACGTCACCTTCGCCTTCTCCCTGCCCGTGCAGGGCAACGAGGCCGCGTTGGGCTTCGCCCACATCCCGCAATGCGAAGGCTCCCGCCGCCTGCCCTGCACAGTGACGGCCTCCGGCGGCCTCGCCTGGAACGGAACCCTCGTGGTGCAGAAAAACACCCCCGAGACCGTCACCGCCGCACTCGTGCTCAACCCCTATCCGGACGGCTTCGCCGACCGCAGCCTCACCGAGGACGCGGACCCTCAAATCATCATCTCCCAGACGCGGGAGACCCACACGGCGGCTTGGGCGAGGTTCCTTGCTGCCGCCAAGGACGACCCCGACATCAAGTTCGCCCCTTTCCTCAACGACGAGGGCTACGGGTCCGACAACGAAAACTGGGGCTTTTGGAGAGGCCACGCCCGAACGAAAATCGTCAACAGCCTTTTCCACAACCCCGCCGGCGAACTCATCGAAAGCACAGGCCGCGCCTTCTCACAGACCGCCAACCGATGGTTCGAACTGGAAAAAGAAGACGGAACGGACGCGGACGGGAGCCCGGTCACCACGCAGTACACCGAGATCAACCAGCTGGCCTTCTGCCCGCAGATCCGTCTGGCAAGGATCCTGGAAATCTGGTGCCGCAACGCGGGCTACACCTTCGTGAACCACCTTGGCGAGGACTTCAACGACACCTACCTGCAGTCGCAGAAGTCGCTCGACGGCACCATGGCGCAGTACGGGGGCGAGGACAGCACCTTCAGGACGGAGACCTACAACGTTCTCCATGGCCAGGACGGAGACGTCCACTACATGCTGGATTCGGAGGATTCCGAGACAGGCATCCATGTCACCGCAGACGGCGACCTGCAACTGCTGCAGACCGGCTGGTGGGAAGTCGCCCTCACGCCGTTGCACACGGCCAAAGACAGACAGGATGTACTGAACCACTGGAGCACAAACGCCAGCAGCCGGCAGAAAGCGGAAATCAATTCTTTCGGATTCCGAATGGCCATATATTCTGAAAACACGGATCTGATCACGCTGGACGAGACCAACACCCTGGCGATGTGGAAATGCGACAACAGGACGAAAAGCGTAAAACTCTACATCAACGACGTGCTGTCGGCAAGCGGCATACGTCTCGTCATGTTCTGCAAAAAGCCGTGGGGGACACGTTACATCTATCAGGCGGTGAACCTGAAATGGGAGGTCGTGCTGCACCAGGTCGGCCGCGACACGGTGCTGACCGGCTTCAACATCTTCCGCCGCGCCTTCCGCATCCCAGAGCTGCTGCCCGACGTCTCCAACGCATCGTTCCTGAAGACACTGCTCGAAACCATGGGGCTGTGCTGGTTCGTGAGCGCGAAGACCGGCCTGGCCGAGCTGGTGCCCTACGCCATGCTGCGCCACGCGCACAGCCTTGACCTGACCGCCTATGAGCTGACCCGCGAGACCGAGGTGGCCGAGGGGGAGGAGACCATGCGCACCTTCCGCCTCACCCCGCTCACCGACGAGGGATACAGCGAGGACCTGCGCCTGCCCGACGTGGACATGAGACTCCCCGACGCCTACGCCTGCCATGAGCACCTGGTGCTGCGCCGCAAGACCAACACCCTCTACCGGGCCGCCGTGCAGGAAAGCGCTGCGGACAACTGGACAGAGAGCTGGGAGGAGCACAGCGGCAACCCAGACCGGCTGGAGGTCGGCGAGGGAAAGGAGGAAAGGCGCGAGCCCGCCGTAAAGATCCCGCACCAGCGGATCTTCGGCCTGAGCCGCCGCCGGCCCGGCATCGACACCGCCACCGGCGACGCGCCGCAGCTCGCCGTGGCCAACTTCACGATCTGCAGCGACCTCTACAACGCCTCCGAGAAACCATCCGACATCATCCTCACCCAGTACCGGGGCTTCCGCCGGCGCGAATGGCAGCCTACCAGCGAGGAGCCGCTGACCTACCTCAAGAGCGAGGTGATGCTGCCCGTGTGGGCTGACGGGTTCTCCCTCACCGCCAAGGGCGCGAACAGCCTCGGCGAAAAGTACGTCAGGCCGGTACTGGAGCTGCTCGGCCACAAGACGGTGACCTACAAGTTCAGGCTCCCCGCGAACATGCTGCAGCAGGTGGAGGACCTCCTGCGCCCGTCAGAGCTCGCCCCGCAGCGGCAAACCCGCTTCCTGATCGTGCGCAACGTGAAAAGCGTGCCCAAGAGAATCACCATCCAGATCGAGAACGACCGCGATGACACGGTGCTGTGCCAGGTCGAGGCGGTGAAAGTGTATTAAAGCCGCAAGTGGTTGTAAGAGAGAATCTTTTTGGCATTGGACTTGTGCATATACTTTTCTGTCATTTCAAGCGAATGGTGGTCCGCAAGTTCCTTGACCAGCTTGGCCGGAACACCGGCATCCAGCATCTCCGTGATGCCAGTGTCTTTGAGAGAGTAGAACTGATAGGACTTCGGCAGCCCGAGCTCCTCGCGCATCTGCGACCATGTACGCCCCGTGTCACGTGTAGTGAGCAATTTTGTGCCTGGTTCGTAATGCTCAGAGAAAATCAGATAATCGGAATTGCTATTCCTCAAAGACTGGAACTTCGCCATCAGGTCTTCAGGTACGGCCACCACGCGGCCATGGTGGTTCTTGGCGACCGAAGGCGGGATGACGATTAGGCCGTTGTCAAAGTCAAGGTCACGGATGCGGAGCATGAGGATTTCCTTGGGTCGGATGAGCAGGCGGTAACACAGGTCCATCACAGTGACGAAACCGGGGAGGCCGATATCCATATAATAATTGACGATGCGTTTGCGGTCGGCAGGAGGAATGATTGTCCTGATCTTCGTGTCAACCCGTTTCCGCTCAATACCGTCGAAAGGATTTCCGGAAACATATCCCTTGTTAGCCATCCAAAGGAAAAGGGTGCTGAAGAAGCGAAGATAGTTGTTGTAGGTTTTAGGGGACAAGCGACCGCCGGAATCCGTGTCACGCATGAAACGTGACGCATGGGGCTTGTCGAAGGAGAAGCAGAACTTGTCAGAAAGTGCCTGCGAATCGCACCACAGACGGAAGATACCACACAAGGAACGGTAGGACCTCATGGAATCAGGCCTCAAGGATCTCTCCTTTTCCTTCAGGAACTCGACCAGAGCGGCGGCGATGGTTCTGCAGCCACGGCCTTTGAGCTCGTCAACGAATGGGTTCCACCCGTTGTAGAGACGGCTGTTGATCTCGCAGGCCAGAAGGCGGCCGAACTTGCGACGTTCGGACTTTGAGTGAATGTGATTGACACGGACACGCTTGCGCTCCAAGCGGTCGGTCATAGGGTTCTTTGCATAATAGGAGACATAGTTATCAGTCTTAGTCTCAACATATTGTGCGGGTTTGAAGTCGATAAACGGACGCGACATTTTTTTTATCCTTTCATTTTCTTTCGATCAACAAAAGGACGTTTAGACTTTGGCGCGATTTTGGCGCAGTGATTTTAT